CTGTTCAGAGCAAAGCGTTACTGTTCGAACTTTTGTTGGTTGAATCTCTGCGGGGCGAACCTGTCCTGCCCAGGCGTTTGCGGGGCGGACCTTTCCGAGGCGAACCTTTCCGGGGCGGACCTTTCCGAGGCGGACCTTTCCGGGGCGAACCTTTCCGGGGCGGAGCTTTACAGGGCGGACCTTTCCGGGGCGAACCTTTCCGGGGCGAACCTTTCCGGGGCGAACCTTTACAGGGCGAACCTTTCCGGGGCGAACCTTTACAGGGCGAACCTTTCCGGGGCGAACCTTTCCGGGGCGGACCTTTCCGAGGCGGACCTTTACAGGGCGAACCTTTCCGGGGCGGACCTTTCCGAGGCGGACCTTTCCGGGGCGAACCTTTCCGGGGCGAACCTTTCCGGGGCGGAGCTTTACAGGGCGAACCTTTACAGGGCGAACCTTTCCGGGGCGAACCTTTACAGGGCGAACCTTTCCGAGGCGGATCTGGAACCAATTCGTATGGATTTTGAAGATGTACTTCTTAGAGCACCAGCAGAGATACTAGGTCTTAGATTAGCTCTTGTTGAAGGACGCATTGATGGCAGCTGCTATGAGCCACAATGCGGAATGGCTTGCTTGGTAGGCACCATAGCAATCATCAAAGAATGCGGCGTCAAAGAGATTGAAGGCATAGAGCCTAATTCTAGCCGCCCAATTGAACGATTCTTTAGCATGATTAGTCCTGGCAAAACTCCTGAGAATCACGAGCCCTCAAGACTTGCTGTGCAGTGGATTGATGAGTTTCAAGTGAAGCTAGACAAAGCTTTTGCAGTGATGGAGGCAAAGAAAAATGCCTGAAGCAGTAGAAGAAACCATATTCAGAGTAGGCGAGCTTGTTTCTTGGGAATCACCAAGCGGTAGAAATCAAAAGATCGAGGTAAAAACATTGAAAGTAGATATTGAAAATTTTAATGGCGCTAAAAATGTGCATTTTGAATACGATCCAAGCGCCACCACACTCGTTGCGGGCAGAAATTATGCAGGCAAGACCTCTACATTCTTGGCGCTCCAATCGCTTTTGTCTGGCAACAAGACGCCAACAAAGAGAGCGATAAAAGAAGCCAAGACGCTCGTTACGTACGGAGCAGAGCAGGCGACCGCCACCATTAGTGGTGACAAGCGCGAGGTTAATCGCACTATCGTTTGGAAAGGCGAAGAGTGTTTGGTCTCGTGCAATGGGATAAACCTTTCTCCCTATGCGGTGGGACTCGTTAGGCTTGGGGAGCTGGATAAGAAGCCACGCGCCGACGCCCTAATAGAACTGCTTGCCGCCAACGTGCTTGAGCATGATCTTGTTGACGCCTGGCCAGACAGTATTGGCAAAGAGGTGTTTGAGGCCTACTGGAAAATTATCAAGAAGGATGGCTGGGAGAAGGCCGCTAAGAAAGCCCAAGAGGATGGAGTCTATAACAAGCGCCGTTTTGCGGAAATAACTAAGCGCGCTTGGTCCGATGGAATGATCGACAAGTGGATGCCGAAACCCGAGCGCGAGAAATACCTTAAGCTCGATCCAAAAACTCTAAACTCGTCCGTCAAAGAATCTGTGAAGGCGCTAGAAAATGCCATTAGGGCCGAGGCGGTGGCGCTCTACGATATGGACAAATTACGGGAGCAGGCCGCGGCAGCGGAGAAGCGCAAGGAGGAAGCCGATCAGATTGCAAAAGAATGCTCTCAATTAAAAAACCCTCGTCTGGCTATCGTTTCATATCATAGCGCGCACGCTTGCCCAGAGTGTGGCGTCATGTTGCGGGCCGACGGGCAGGGAAATTTAAAGCGCGAATCAGAAGTGTCTGGACCCCAACTAGACCCCGAGGAACTGAATAACTTTTACATCAAAGAGGCGGATCTCAAACTTGCCTACGAGAACGCGCTAAAGGCTTATGAGGAGGCGATGGAGGCGGGCCGGAAGATCGCAAAGGCCGCAAGCTTGCCAAAAGGACTAAAAAGCCAACACTCAAGTGAGGCGGCAGGCTTGGCGCTACAGAAAGCCGAAGAGTTGCGCGACAAGAGGGAAAATATAGCGCTTGTAGAAGAGTTAGATCAGGCGGTTAGAGATTCGATTGCTGTCGGAAAGCTCTTGGCGCCAGATGGCATCAGGCAGAAAAAACTAGCCGATAAGATCAAAACGCTCAACGGCGTGCTTGAGAATATTGCCGAATCTATAGGCTGGCCGGTCGTTCGCATAGAGCCCGAATCGCTTGAAATTTATTACGGTGATCGCAAGCGCGAGGAGTATGTGATCTCGGAAAGCGAAATAATGCGAACGGACCTTATGCTGCAAATTATGGCAACCTGGACGGACGGCGGACAATTTATTATGTTTGAGCGGGCCGAAGTCTTAGATCCTATTGGTCGGGCCGAGCTGTTTAAATTCTTGGCTAAGAATCCAGATTGTGGGGCGGTCGTTTTTATGACGGCCGGCAGGCCGGATCAAGTCCCAAATCTTGAGGCAAAAGGAGTGGGGAAAACCTATTGGCTAGAAGGTGGGACAATTAGCCCCATCACCTCGCTAGAAAAGGAGGCAGCCATATGAGCCTAAGAATATTACGACCGAAAGCACCAACCGCAGGTGTAGTTGAGAGAAAGATAGAGCAGTTATCCACCATGGATATGGGCTATCTACATGACGAGCTATTTAGCCCTTATGCGATCACCCATCCGGACTATCGGGAAATGATCGGCAAGATGATTGAGGATCGCTACAGTCCAAAAGGAAACCAGAGTTACAACGATGCGCCCGAGGGAATCGGCGCGAGCTAGAGGTAATAACAATGTTGATAAAAAATCGAACCTGCCCTGGACTTTGGCCGCATACATGGAACGGGGAAAACTGCCCTGCGTGTTCTGTTCGCCGTGCGCCCAAAGCAATGCGCCTGGTGGACAAGCTAATCGGACTAATTCGTAAGATTCGCTTTTATGTAGGGATCTTCCTGATCGTTGGGCTGTTGCCCGCCTGTTGGTCCGACACGATAGTAAATCTGGACGATTTTAAAACGCCCCCGACCGTGGTGGCGCTTCCAGAAACAACAAGAGAGTTTGGCGTTATTGGAGCGCTCTTTGATTCGCAATCACATTATGTTATTGAGTCAATATATGGAGGACCGGCTTGGCGAGCGGGCATAAGGCGGCGCGATATTCTGATGAGTGCAAACGGCCAGCCTCTTACGGCAAGCAATGTGGTCGGAATGGCCGGCACATGGGTCCATATTGCTTGGTTTTGTGTGAGCGATCAGCAAACGCACGAGGCAGACATCCAGCGCGTGCCACCATATATGGTGGACCCGACCGTAAAATACTGGGGCGATGATCAGCCCCACGCCAAAGTTAGATAAGTGAAGCGAGCAGAACGTAAATTATAAGAGAACGACAGACCCGCACTGAGAGTGGAACATATCAGATGGAGCAACTAATACAGATAGGCTAGAGATTGTGAGAACGAGCAAATGAAACCGAACTAAACGAGAGTAGAACGAACTAAACACCATAAAAAGGAGCAAGAAAATGCCAAAGGGAAGAGTAGCGGTATTGGAAGAGGTGCCGGAAGTCTATAAGCCGGTCGTAGACAAGCTGACCAAGGCGCTAAAAGAAGCGGCGGAGAATCTAGGGCGCGAGGAGGCAAGGTTTCTTGTCGATACGTATTATCAGATTCAAGAGCATAGGATCGCCATGAGTGCTCAGAGCAGAACGCTTGCAAAAAATGAAGAGCCAAACGTCTTGCTCGCATGGCTTGGCGAACAAAACGAAACGCTAGAGAGTCGAATTAAACTAGCCCTAGACCTCTATACCGATCGGTTTGTTGTCGGGCGCTGGTGCAAGGCAATTGTAGGGATCGGCCCGGTCATCACGGCCGGACTCATAAGCCAGATCGATCCGGCCAAATACAACTACATTGGATCGGTCCTGCGGTTTGGTGGTTTTGACCCGACGCTCGAATGGAACAAGGGCGAGAAGCGCCCGTGGAACGCGGACCTTAAGGTCTTGTTCTATAAGATTGGCGAGTCGTTCGTTAAGGTGCAGAATCGTGACAACGACTACTACGGTAAGGTGTTTCGCAAGTGGCGCGATGAGTATGAAAGCCGCAATAAGCGCGGCAAGCTAAAGCATCTGGCTGAAGCCAAGCTGAAAAAATATAAAATTGGCAAGGATACGGAAGCCTACAAGGCATATGTTCAGGGCAAGTTGCCACCCGCCCACCTCCATGCCATGGCGCGCCGCAAGGCGGTAGCGCTTTTCTTGGGGCATTTCTGTCAGGTCCAATGGGAAGATTGGCACAAAAGACCGTTTCCTCGCCCGTGGGTTTTTTGCTTTGCAGCGGATGGGGCAAGCGCACCGCATAGCGAAGAATCTTTCGTCCTGCCGCCAAACTACACACCTCTTGAGCGTGGTAATTTAGACCAATATATAAACCAGCAGCACGAAGTTAAAAAGCGCCAGAAGCCAAAAGACTAGAGCCTGGGGGAACAAAGCTACCGCTAATGAAAGTAAAAGTGGATTAAGCGAGCAAATAAAGTGGACAGTAGAATACTCTGGAATGAACAATAAACCCCACCCTTCTATTAGGCCTGGTCTTGAGTATCGGCGCCACATAAGCGACCTCGATCTTGTTGAGCAGCGAATAGAAGATGGGATTCGATATTGTAAATGGTGCAGGGAAAAGCCCCTTTTGACAAAGAAGGGGCTTCCCAACCAGTCTGCTAGCTATTGTTCCGAACCGTGTAGAGAAGAGTTTCTCATTCGATTTAGTTCATCGTTTGCCAGAACAAAAACTTGGGAAAAGGACAATGGAACATGCCAGATGTGCAAAATAGACCTTAAGCTGATTGAAAATGTTTTGTTCCACAATAGAACACAATTTAAAACACCAGTGGTGGTGCCAATAAGCCATAGGCAAAGGGCTTATATTGATCCGCATTTGTCCATTGATGAGACACAAGAAATAGTCCGCAAGCTTTCGGAAGATTGGGCATGGGCCGTGAAGATCAAGCTCAATGGTCGCAGCAGACATATATGGGAGATGGATCACATTCTGCCAGTGGAGGAAGGGGGCGGGGCTTGTGGTATTGAGAATCTTAGGGTTTTGTGCAAACCTTGCCATTCGGTCGTTACAGGCGAACTGCGCAAGAGATTAGCAAGAATGCCTAAAAAAAGGTACGGGGCTAAGCAGTATGGATAAAAAGCCACGGTCACACAAAGGGTTGTCCGGCAGCACGCCACTAAATATGGTGCTCTATGGTCCCGAATATTTGGCCAAGGTGGAGCAATTAGCTTCGCTGCAGTTAAATATAAAGGAAATTGCCGCTCAGTCTAAAGTGCCTTACCGAACTTTCGCCAAGTGGATGAACGATTATCCCGAGCTAATTGAGTGCATAGAAAGAGGGCAGGCGGTAGCGGTGGCTAATTGTGCCCAAGTGGTGCTCAAGAAAGCATTAGGCCAACCTACAGGCGGCGATTACTTGGCGGCACTACAGTACCTTAATCGGTTTGGCGGCAAGTGGGGCTTGAGCGCAAAGATACAACACGAGGTAAATATATCGGGAGGTGAAAACAGCGCGCCTAGCAGATTGTCCGACGAGGTGAAAGAGCGAATAGCTGTCCAATATTTAAAAACATTGGGCTATGAGATAATCCCGCCAGCAAAACTTATTGATCAAAAAGATTGAACAGAAATGATTGTAGAAAGTCATTGAAAGATTGGCTTTGGGAGAGCGTATACAACATTTGAAAGATTGAAAAAGGGAAGATCGTTGATGACAAGAGAAAGAGCAAGTTTACAAGACAGTAGACCTTGAAGGAACGAGCTATGCTCTGAGATTATGAATAAGACAATCGAACGAGTAACGGCACGAGATTGTAGATACCGCTTGAATGATCAAAAAATGGCGAAAGTCGATGGATACGAGAAAGAGCAAAATCGTCGGATAGTTTATCTCCGCTGAACGAGCAATGTATGTGGATCGTATAGCATTCAGGAACGAGCAAGAAGAAGTCGAGCGTAAAAGTTGCAAGAACGAGCAATATAACAAGATCGTCTAAAACCTCTGAACGAGTAAAGAAATTGGAAAATAAGAATACCCGAACGTTACCAATCATCCACGAGCTGAAATGCAATGCGCGGTTTTATGAACACTTGCGCTTAAAGACAAAAACTTTTGAGGTTCGAAAGTTCGATAGAGACTATCGGATAAATGACATTCTTTTGATTCGCCCCTATGACAAAATTTCCAAGCTTTGTGCCAAAGGGCTAGAAGATGGGTGGGTGCTCCCAACAGTGAGCAACCCCTTCCCCGAAGATAACTTTTCTTATGGATGGGGCTATATGACTGCCAGCATAATGTACATTTTGACCCATGAGGATTTTGCTGACGGAATAAAAGAGGGATATTGCGTGCTGGGGCTTAAAGACCTTGGCTAATCTGGCTTAAGGATTGCGTCAATTTCAAAATTGAAAGCTAGTCCCAGATAACGCGCAATAATTGCCGCATAGTAGAGCATGCCCCTGCCCCCATCAACCATACCGCTCGGATGGATGCCGTCCGATCTTCTCAAAAGAATCCCTTCCGGAATATGGAGCGGATTGGCTTTTGCCTCGCCATACCAAAAGTAATAGCGCATCGGAATTACCGATAAGCGCGGATTGTTTTTTTCTGCCACCACTTGCAAGAGAAAATTGTGGATGTTGTCCAATTGGGTGTCATACAGATTCTGTCCGTTAGGCAGTTCATGATAGCCAAACGGTGTTACTAGCACCACTTCCCGAATGTTTTGATTAGCCAGTCCGGTTGCCACCAGTCGGCCAAAATTGATACTGGTTTGTTCAAGCGTAAGTCCGCGCCCAACATCGTTGGTTCCAATTTCAATCACCAGAACGGTCGGATTATATGTATTGATCGCTCCTTGCATCGTGTTGATCAGGTCGGCCGTAGTGGTGCCCCCAATGCCCGCCCCAAAGAACTGGCAGCCAGGGCGTTGGCCGGGCAAAATTTGCTGGATATATTCGCCCCAGCCAGGACCGCGCCCTTCTGGATCGAGATCATTGACCATATTGAACCCAAGCGCCGTGACTGAATCGCCAACAAACAAAACTCTATCGCCCGGATAAATTTCAGGCATCCGGAGGGCGGCGCCAGTCGGATAATTCACGTTAGGCGCAAGTGCTAGATGCCCATGACCGGGCGGCAAGAATCGAGGCGCATGAGGCGGAATGAGCCCAGGATAGCGAATCAGATCGCCCGCCCTAGCGGCAACCGGTAGGCCGGCTAAAGGCATAAGGGAAGCTTTTAGGAAGTCTCGTCTATTCATTTTGTTTCCTCTTATTGCAAAGGTAAATTTCGAGCAGTCGCATATTTCAACACTTGGGTAAATATCGCGCTCGCTTGGCTTGGATAAGCGTCGGTAATTTGAGTGGAGGCAATTGAGGCCAATGCTTTTCGATCCTGGTAGGTCAAGGTCGGATCGGCAAGCAATAGGCAATAAAGAACCGCAATGGGGAAATTTGGTGCGTTTGGATCAGTAAGGCAATCGTGCTTAAAGCCCGCATAATCGGGTATCGGATAAGAGGTAAAATCAAACGTGTTTGCATCGCTTTCGACCAGTTGCTTTTGGGCAGCCGTAGCGGTGTTTGAGAATGTCAAACTGCTCGCACCAGCGTAAGGCAAAGTGATTGAAAGCAAACCGTTAGGCGTCTCTTTCACAACAAAATCATAGGCCGGGCTAGTCTTTACTGGTTGGGAATAGACTTGTCCTAAAGCCGCATTTTGGGACAGTGACAATAAAAGAACCAATATTGGGATTGATTTAGTGCACATAAAGCCCCTCTATCGTTAGGGTAGTGGTGCCATAGCTAGCGCTTGTGCAATTTCCAAGCCCCGTGTAGGCGTTGTATCCGTTGGAAACGCCTCCGGCCGCAGTGGTGCTCCAAGGTCCAACTAGAAGGCTGCCCGCGTTGGTTCCGATAAATAACGCCACGTCGTTAGAAAATGCTGTAGTCACATTGATCCCATAGCCCATACTGGCGGTCGCTTGGCCAGCAGCACTCGCCGATGCTGTTCCGGAGAATGTTATGGTTGGGACCGGCCCGTCGCTTGCAATAACAATACTCACCTGGCCGGTCCCGTCGGTCGTACCCCAAGTTGGTCCCGTGGTGGTGCTAAGAGTTGCGCTACCACCTGCGGCAAAAAGAACGCACGGTTGCCGATTGAAACGGCTAATTAACCAACGGCGCCCCGTGTAATCATAGGTTGTGGTTGCGGACCCAGCTCGAAATTCCCCCACCAGCAAAAAGGCAGTATTTCCCGTCTCGGTGCTACGTCCAAACGCGTCGGTCCCTCGTGTTGGCGGCGTATTGGTGCTCCAGGCGGATGTGGCAAAAGTGCCCAGATAGATGTTTTCATACAGATCATATTGGGTAGAGCCCGTTAGTCCCGTGACCGTATAGGCCGCCTGAGTGACCGGGCCGGTGACATAAAGTCCGCTAGGCAATTGGTAGGTCTGAATATTGCCAGTAATGTCCGGACCAACATAGACTGTCGAGTTGCCCGAGCTAGAGCCATCCGCCCGCGGAGAATTAGAAACGGTATAGCATCGCAGGCTGTTTTCACAATTCGCAGGACCAAACTGACAGCCGGTAATATTCTGAGCTGGTATGTTCGCGCTTATGACCGCAATGCCCGTATCTGTAAAGGCAGAGGCACCCGTAGTGTTGCCTATCTTGCCAGTAGTGGAAGGCGTGCCACTAGAGGCAGTTCGATAAATATTGTAGGTCTGGGCGCCAGCTATCCCGGTCCATGCAATGATATTTGTATTGGTGCTAGTAAGGGTTGCGTTGCCCGTAGTGGTCTGAAGAGTATTGAGACAAGCCGTTTCGGACCCATCAGCCTGTACGGCCGTCACGCCGTAAGTATAGTTGGTCGATCCTGCCGTGCCACCATGAGTGATGCCGGTTGGGGCTGAGACATTTGAAAGGGCGGTTGTCGTAAGGGAACCGGCATAAAGATTGCCCAAATTACCATTGATAGAACTATCGATCCCAACCTGTCCGGCCGCATACCGAGTGAGCGATGTGTCGGCCGGGCTGGCAGAAGGCGAAAACTGAATATTGCCAGTATTGTTGCCCGTCGGGCTAATTAGCGTCGGGGTGAATTGTGTGGCGGCCGTTCCCGTGTCGGTCAGCGGGCTAGTCTTGCCAGTGGTTACTAATCCCAAGGTGGCAGAATTACCCGTACCAGAGCTGGCCGTCCTGTAGAGCGCATATGTGCTGGCCCCATAGACCGGCGTCGCAAAGGCCACAATGTTGGTATTTGTGCCCGTAAGGGTCGTGGCGCCTGTTGAGGTGCTGGTAGTGGGCCCGATGCCCGTTGTGGTAACTCCATCCAGTCCGACTGCCGCAATGGCATATGTATAGGACGTAGAGCCAGCGGTGCCACCATGGGTAATGCCCGTCGGTGCGGCAGGTATGCCGAGCTGGATCATCCGAAGCCCTTGGCGGATATTCGGAATAGATTGGCCAACGGCCGGGAGGAAGTAGCCTAGCCCAAACAAAAATAACAAGCACAAAGCCGCAAGGCGTCTGGACAAAATAGGCGATCGGCTCAAAATTGGCTCCCTGGGCTCAGATTTGCGTTTTCCTCACAGTCGATGAGCTTGACAAACTCTTGATCGGTTAACGCTTGTTTGCGTCGATTACAGGTGCGACAAGCCATTACTACGTTAAACATTGAGTGCAGTCCGCCCCTGGAAAGCGGTTTCTTGTGCTCCATTTCACGTTCGGCTCGCGGCACTAAGCGCAAACAGTAATAGCAATTGGTTTCTGACATGAGAACATTTAAAAACTCTGTTGTTACAGTGCCGTCATCGCTACCACGCTTTCTTGCTTGGTAGTTGATGGAATGAAAGCGGCTGCGATCCCTATTTTCGGCCCAATAGCGTCGAGCATTGGCGTTGACTCGTTCGCGATTTTTTCGTCGATATTCACGATTGGCGACCACAAGCTTTTTTGAGTTTTTGCGTTTGTATTCTCGAAGGCGAATACGTTCGTTTTTTATATTGTCAGGATTGGCGCGCCACTTTTCTTGCGCCTTCTTGTTGATTTCTGGCTTGCGTTTGGCGTAATCGCGTGCATATGCTTTTTTCTTCTCTGTATTTGCATAATAATGAGCTCGCGCATATTCTCTTTTCTCTTCGCGATGCGCTTCTGAATATTTACGGCAATGCTCTTTATTTAGCTCCGGGTTTTGCAGTCGTCGCTGTTTTTGGTAACAGCTATTACATACACCTTTCGCATACACTTTGCGATCTGGATGAGAAGTACAAACCATTGGAAACGCGCTCCCCAGGCTCAAATGGACCAAAAGTTGACACCATCGTTGTAATAGCTTAAGCTGTCGTATTGCACATCAACGACTGCCGTTGAGGCACCATTTATAGTGCCCGATGCGGGCGTTATGGTCACATATCCCGACGTGTTGGAATCCGCCTTGTTGACAGTGTAGATGATGCCTTTATTGCCAGAGCCGGGCGTCACGGTCGTGATAACGATATTGCTCGCGCCGGTCGTCACTTGGATTATTTGGTCAAGCGTCGTGGTCGTGTAGTTAGCGGACTTTGTAAGGATCGATTGATGTAGCGGTTGACCACCGAGGTTAGACAAGCCACCCGCCGCCGTCGAGGAGTTGGTTCCGCCATTTGCAATCGGTAGAATTGATGTGCCTACCGCGGCCGAAGAGGCGAGATTGAGGGTCGTCCAGCTTGCGGTAGTGCCGGCCGAAACAAATACGTTTCCGGAAGAACCAGCCGCCGTAAGGACCAGAGCAGTACCGCTGGAATAAATGCCAGCACCCGCCACCGCGGTCAATGAGGCGTTTGTACCACCATTAGCCAGGGAGACGGGCGTCGATAGAGAGAGCGTCTGGATGCCGCCAGAGAACGATTGGGACAAGCCAGTACCAGCGGCAGGAAGCGGGTCCGTCACGGTCCAAGTATTGGCGGCCGTTGATTGGATTATGATCGATTGGCCAACCGTATTGAGCGTTACGCTTGTGGCACCATCAATGGTATCGGAACCGGCGCGCGCAATCGTTACGGTGCCAGAACCAGACGCATACTTAAAGCAGTAGGCGAGCCCAATATTTGAACCGGCAGACGGCAGGGTGATCGTGTAGGTGCCGCCCGTGATGACAATCAGATAGCCGGAAGTGTTTGTTAGGGTTGCGGTCCCGCTAATCGAACTTGTCCCATTGATCCCATAGGTCCAAGAGGGCGCGGCCGCTCCATTAGACTGAATCAACTGGTTTGTAGTGCCGGCCGCCAAAAGGGCGATTGCCGAGGCACTAGAGTAAGGGATCGCCCCATTAGAGGCCGTTAGGTTTGCGTTAGTACCACCGTTGGCCAATGGCAGCAGGCCCGTTATGGCAGACGAACTGGCTAAATTTAGGGCCGAGAAGGTCGGGGCGCCAGTGCCAGACGTGCCGCTAACAAGCGGAACGCCGGCGGTAGAGCCCTGCGGAGTATTCAGGGCGATTGCCGAGGCGGTCGAATAGGCGACAGCGCCAGCCGCAGCGGTGTTTGATTGTCCCGTACCACCATTAGACAGGCTAAGTGGTAGCGAGATCATGCTACCCCCCTCGGTAAAGGTCGTTGAGGTAGTGTCTAGCGTGGCGCTAACGTTGCTGTAATACCAGTAAGAGCCCGCATAGCTTGTCCCTTGTCCAACAAAAACAAACGCCGGCACGTTGATCAAGGCGGTCGTATTGAAGTCCACATCACGAGTAAGAACCCAAGGGGTTGAGCCACTACCTACCGTGGTTAGTTTGTAAATCCCATTGTTGCTAGCGGTGCTTTGTCCATTAACAAGGATTCTTTGACCTATTGTATTGAGCGTAACGCCATCTACGGCAGGAAACGCCACATTAGAGGTAGCGGTAATGGTTTTTGTGCCAGAGCTATAGGTACCCGATAGCGCCGTGGTGCTTACCACCACTACCGGATAGTTGAGATAGCCTTTGGCCGCACTGTCTGTTGTGTTTATAGGCGGAATGGAGAGGTTTTGAATTAGAAAGCCCCCGCCCGCCAGATTGCTCCCAAGCGTTGCGCTTGTAAGCGTCTTGTTATTGAGCGTTTGGGCCAGTGTGGTGAAAGCAAAAGTATCCGTGCCGCCCACATCTGGAATATTGAGCGTGTTGGCCCCGACTGGTGTTGCTGGATTAAAGGTATAGGGATTGGTAGCCGGAAGAGATGTGCTCGAGTAGAGCAACATATTTGTTTTGAAGCGTGGACTTACAAAAGTCTTTAGGGCCGACATAGGTTACAACCCCCGCTGTCTTAGCTCGGTAACAATATCGTTGTTAATTTCAGGGTCCGACTCATAATGTTTGGCCCGAATGAGCAACTTTGTTAGGCGCTCTTGTTGCATTGCGGCTTCTTTTTGCATGCCGTCGCATCGCAACGTAAGGTCCATTAGGGACCGTTGCAGGTGCCGCCGCTCGGTAACGATGGCGTCAAAATTCATTTGGATCGACTGGTAGAGGATCTCCATTCGAACAAGCTTGTCTTGTTCGACTAAAGCCGCTTCCTCAAGTTCTGATATTCTTTTGCTAGCGGCCGCCAGATTCTCATTTTGAGCGGCTAGCTGACCCTTGAGACTGTCTAGTTCTTCTTTGGTCGGTGGTATATATTCGTCGTCAGACATTATGCGCCTCGAAACAAGGGGTTTTGTTTCGGGCAGCAGGCCCACGCTGACGGCGATCATCCGCTCTAGCTAAAGAATAGCATGCCCTTATGTGATGTCGTAATTACAGTTGGGCCGGACCCCATTGGCCACGAGCTCATAACAATCGTCCAGCGCATCAAGGTAGATTTCCGCCTGCCCGTCAATCGTCTGGCCGGCTTGCGGCTGTATGGTTATCCAGGTGGAGGGCGAGATCCCCACACACTTGATCTTGAAGGTCAGGCCCTTTTGGGTGTTGGCATCAACAAGAACTAGCAGAATGTTGCCAAGCGTGCAATCAACCCTTAGATAGTTGTCAGTCGGGAAAAGGCTGTAGGTGCCGGGACTGTTAATGAGAACATAATTCCAAGCGCTGCCTGGTGGGCCTTGTGGACCTGCCGGACCCGTGGCGCCTTGTGGACCTTGAAGCCCGACCGAAATGATTCTAGGGGGAGCGCTTTGGACAATTAGGCGTGGTGCTTGCGGCACCTTAATTACTTGTGGGGGTAGTTGGTTTACCGCAAGACTTCTCTGGCCTTGCATAACAACAATCCTTTGTTGCTGCAAGATCGTTGATGTCATGGCGCGGTTAGACCTGGAAACACATTAAAATTCCCGCGCAGCAGCGATTCGGGATCGTCCGCCATGTCGGGCTCTATCAAAATTAGATCGTAGACCCCTGTAGGAATAGAGGCCATTTCGCTCTGGGGAATATATAGGGTTATGTTTGCGGCAGTCGGATCAGACCCGTCGCCCAAAACGATCCCCCCATTAGATGTGGTGAGCGTATAGTAAATAGTCGCACCCGCCCCATACATGTTGCCGATCGACATGCGGGCAGTGTAGCCGGTCAGGTTAATGAGATTTCCCGAGCTGTCCGCGTATTGCAGGGACTCTTGGAAGGCCGCATTACTATAAGCTGTCCAATCTAATGCTCCCGGTAGCATGGCGCCCCCTTTAAAAATAAGGAAGGGCGTCACGCCAACACTTAAAAGCTATTATAGGCTGATATGCCAATTTTCTGGCTCTTAAGGACTAGACAATCGGGCAGCTCAGCTATTATGCTTATCCGCGTGAGGTTCGTTATGCAAATCTGTCGAGTATGTAATACCGAATTTGGTGCAGACGGCTTTATGGATATGTGTGGCGTTTGTCTAGAAAGCAAAATCAATGAGAAAGTTACTAAGGGATCTGATCGGGATAATCTGTTGCATGGTGCTGGCGATGATTCTGACCTATCAGGAGGCCGCATACAACCAGAAAAAACAACCTTGCGAAATTGCGGGTGCCCAAAGTGCCTCTTTCTTGCAAGGCAATCTGGCGGCTAATGCTCAATGATCTCAATACCTCTAAGTAAAGCCTCTTGGCGTCATGCAGAATATGCCGATATTTTAGAAACGCGGATTATTTGGAACGCGAGGCCGTCGGGCAAAAGCGTGCCTGATCGCTTTTATGTTGAGCACGGCGAGCGAATCCTAACCAAGGTCTATCAGCCAGAAGATAAAGAACCGGAGCCAGTTCCGGCACCCAAAACGGGCGATCTTGTCTGGCTAGAGGTGGGGGATATTCCCGATAGGCCGAAGTTGGCAAAAAGCTATTTGGCCAGAGCGCTGGACGAACCAAAAGTACCGCCCGCGCTCATCCAAAAGCTTATCGACTATTGGAACGCAGATCCAAACAGTATTGTGCTATTGGAGCTGACCGACGAGGGGTACGAATGGCCAGATCTAAACAAACCGCCGAAAAAACCCTAGATGTTGGGGCGGTGCTTGCAAGTTGGCGAGGTAAGCGCAATGCGTTCTCTTGGTTTGGGCGTTTTTGTGCCAACATAAAGGCCGGGACGGTGCCGTTCTATTCGCCCGACCCGAACTATCCGCTCGTGCTGGAAATATGGTTTCGTTTTACCCAACCGACCTTTTGGGCGCAGCGCCAATCAAGGCTAGCGTTTGATAAGCATATCGGCCTGGTTCTTCAAGACCACAAGCTCTTCCACCATCAATTGTGGGATCACAAAGTATTGCCTACAGGCTTTAAGGCGCCAGATTGGGCAAAGGTAGAGCCAAAATGGTGACCGAAATACGCGCACCCATGGGGGCCATAGTTGGTACGCTTCACTGCAACGAGGGGGAGGAGGTTGCTAAAGGCGATAGGATTATAGAGACGGAAGTAATGAAGCTTTTGACCACAATCGTGGCGCCCTGCTCTGGCAAGATTCATTACAAGGTTTTGAACGGGCAGTATGTTGAGGAAGGCGAACTATTGGCGGTAATAACAGATGAATAAGACAGAACCACCAAAACAAATGGGCCAATCGCTACTTTTCCACCTAATGCTCGGCGTGTTGGCCAAGCGTAGTGGCGGGGAAATAAGGATCGCGTCCTGTGAGGTTGACGACATTTCGCCCCTTGCGGTCAAGGTCCGGATGGAAAGGCGTAGCGAACGGGAGGCAGACTTGGTTATAGCCTATGAGGAATCGCCCGAAAGGCTAGAGGCCAAGGCTAAGCTTTTGCAAAAAGAACTAGACCTTGTTCGCCACCAGATGGAAAGGGCCAAGTTGACAGAACCACCGCCCGCGCCTTAATCTTCATTTAGGCACCGAGACGGGGCGCAGCAGGCAAGTGATTCATCTTCGATTTACTACCACCAAGGGATCGTTTGTCAGTTGGGCTATTAGATCGTTTGAATGGAGCGACTATAGCCATGTGGAGTTTATGCTACCTGGTGAGGGCTATCTAGGCGCTCATCTTGATGGGGGCGTACAGCTCCGGCCCTTTGACTACGACAAAAAATGCCAATTTTTGCTCGCTCATGTTGACTGCTCGCCCGAAATATCTGCAAAAGTTATTGAGTATGCACGCTCCCAAATAGGCAAGCCATACGATTGGACTAGCCTAGTGGGCTTCATGGTTCATCGAGATTGGAGATCGCCAGATTCGTGGTTTTGTTCCGATCTGGTAGCTTGGTGCTTTGAGTCGGCCGGCTATTCGCTTCTAAACGATGACAAATACTACAATCGAATCACGCCCGCGATGGTGCGCATGTCTCCATATGTGGTGGCAGACGAACCGCCCTGCTAATGACCCGTAGTGGTATCAATTCGTCAGCCAGTCTAATTGCCCGCGACCCAGCTAGGTATGCGGAAGAGAAAGGCATCGACCCTTTCTTAGAGTTGTGCCGCGAATCTTTTAGCGCCTTTTGTGTTGCGGTTGATCGAAAGTACGAGGTAGCGGCCCATATAGATATCATGTGCCAAGCGGCCGAGCAGGTCGAAGGGGGCACCATTGATAGGCTTATAGTCAATTGCCCGCCCCGCCACTCAAAACCGATCTTGGAGACTGAATTAGTTCTAAAGGCTAATGGACATCGGGTGCCGCTTAAGGACATTAGAGTAGGCGATCGCCTGATTACACATACGGGACAGTCTCAGGAAGTTAAGGAGGTGCACATTCAGGGCAACTTACCCCTTTTGAATATAACGACCGTTGCGGGGCGGACGTGCAAAGCCGCATACGATCACCCGTTTCTAACGCCGAGGGGGTGGGTCAGGGCAGATCAATTAACTAGGCAAGATTCGCTAGCAGTTCTCAACGCGCCAAAAGTAGAGGACCATTCCACGCACTGCAATGCTGAATATATCCTGGCGGGCTACTTTATCGGCGATGGGAGTACGAACGGCAAGAATGCAGCAATAACGAATATCGATCCCGATATCATCGAGGATATTTATAAGAATGCCGAGTCTATCGGCTTCTATGTCTCAAAATATAAAAACAGTTATCGAGTCAATAAAGCTTCGAAATGGCTCACCGAACGAGGGCTCAGAGGAACATCTAGAACCAAGCGAGTTCCGAAGTGGGTTTTTGAAGGCAACCCTTATCAGATTGGCGCATTTATTGGGGCGTACTTTGCTTGTGACGGAACGGTATTTAAGAAGTCCCGCAACACTCCAGCGGACGGATACGAACGCCTACATTTAGGGTGTGAGTTTGGATCAGTTAACCGGGAGCTATTGGCTGATGTTCAGCATCTCCTCAGCAGACTAGGCATAAATAGCCGACTTAAATATAAGGCAGGTAAATACAAGGGATTCAAGCTTGATACGTGGCGCTTGACCCTCACTTCGGCCCATGAAATAGCGAAGTTCGGCGCTCGGGTCCGAGTGGTAGGGGCGAAACGAAAGCGTCTTGATGATTATGCCCTACACCCGCGAGAGTTCGATCCGGTCTATTTTGCCGATCGGATTGAATCCATAGAGCTTGCAGGGACTGGCCCCTGCCGTTGTTTAAATGTGGAGATGGATCATAGTTTTGTTGCTAATGATCTAGTCGTTCATAACACAGAGACCTGGAGTATCAAGTTTCCCGCCTGGTTCTTGGGCAAAAATCCAGACAAAAAAATCATGGTGGCGACCTATGGGGCCGAGCTTTCCAATCGGATAGGGCGCCATATTCGTAACCTGATCCAGTCGCCAGAGTATCAAAAAATATTCGACATGCGGCTAAGTAAAGACTCAAGCGCCATCAATAATTTTTCAACAACCCAAGGCGGAGAGTTCGTCGCGGCGGGCATCTTGGGAGGATTAACTGGCCGTGGGGCTGACGTATTGCTGATAGATGATCCACTTAAAGGCTTTGAAGATTCGATGTCGCCAATACAAAGACAAAAGGTTATTGATACATATCAATTTGTTCTTTATCCGCGGCTAGAGCCAGACGCACGCATAGTGTTGGTGCAGACAAGATGGAACGAGGGGGATCTAACAGGCTGGCTCACCAACCCAGAAGAGCAGGAGGAGATCGACGATTGGCACATACTTTCCTTGCCGGCCATCGCGGAGAAAGATGAGGGTTGGAGGCGGGAGGGGCAGGCCCTTTGGCCCGAGCGCTGGCCATTAGAAAAGCTACTCCGCAAGAAGCGGCAGCACGGTGATCAGGATTGGGCGGCCTTGTATCAACAACGGCCTGGCACCGTTGAGGGAAGATGGTTTAAGCGCGACTGGTTTAAGGAGTATTATTTCGATCCCCACATGGCTGCAGGAGCCAAGTTTAGAGATGCGTTCGTTAAGCCATTCAGAATAATCTTTAGCATAGATACTGCCCTAAAGAAGGATCAGGAGCACGACTATACGGCAATTGGCGTTTATCTTTCGACCGAAAATGCAGACTATAAGCTCTTTCAATTCCGCAAGAAGATCATTTCAGCCGAACTATTTCAGGTGGTCTACGATATGGCCCTCTATTGGCGCCCGCATGCCATCTTGGTTGAGGATACGGGCGCGGGAACTGGACTAATTCAGCAGATGTCGATTCAGCCAAAGGTCAAGCTACCGGTTATTGGAATTAAGGCGGTGAGCGCAAAAGAAGTAAGAGCAAAGGCGGCCGCCCCGTACATACAATCGGGACATTTCTTTGTCCCTGCCCAAGCGCCTTGGCTAAAAGACTTCATGAACGAAATGTGTTCCTTTCCTGTGGCGGCCCACGATGACCAAGTGGACGAGACAACCCAATATATCAACTGGATACTACAAGACGACGATGCGCGCCGCATGTGGGCAGAGATGGACGAGCCTATTGAGGATCTTGATCTCTTTGAGGTCTAGCAAACTTCCATGCTCCCTTCCCTTTCCTCCAGAAATGTACCGCAGTTCAAACAATAAGTACTCGCCAGGAATCTACCATCGCCGATATCCTTGACGGTAACTTTACGTCCAGAACCTGAATGCATGCAATCGTCTCTTTTTAAAGATTGAACAACCTCCTCAGAGGGCTGATAAGTAAGATAGAGATATTTGCCGCCATTAGCAAAATATTCTCGAACAGCCTGTAGTGCTGGATAGTCCTCAATGCTCACTTTTAGCTCACCTCGTCAATAAAATCAGCGACGCTTTCACGGGCTTTGGCCAAATGCACCACCGCATCCGTGAGTCGAGTATCAGCCCCTAACGATTCTATGAGAAGGACAGCCTCGTAGAGATGTTTTTCCACCTGTGTCATTCGTTCTATGTCGCATCGTCTCGTTGGATCAAAATCCACAATTCTAATTTTCGCGTTTTTAAGAATTTCCTTTTCTTCCGGGGTGAATTTCATCCCTGCAATAGTTTGATCGTGCACGTTGTTGAGCCAGTCTTGGAAGTTTTATCCATACATCTCATCCTCGTCGTCAAGTTCGTATTTGAAAGACTCTTTTAAGCGCTTAATAGCCATTCGATTGCCTCTTGTGGTGCCGCTGTAATACTTGTTTCGTTTCTGGTATTTCTTTTTCTCTGCCTTAATCGCATCCTCTGCGATCTTTTCCCAGTGGGCCTTGCCGCCCCCATTGGTACTAATGTGCCAGTAGGGGCAATAGAGGCACATATAGACATAGCCGTCGGTCCTAAAGCGCTCCTCAAACCGGCAATATTTTGAGAGCATTTGTTTGGCCGCAGTGGCGCTGCCGAATGAGATTTTATGACAAGGGGCAAGGTTGCGTGAATTTCGAGCGCGTTCAAGGGCATATTTTTTCGCCCTCTCTTTGTCCTCGTTTCGCATCTCGCTCCTTTGCCCAGCGCTTGGCTATATTGGCTCTAGCGGCTTTGGTTTTGGCTTCACTTCTTTTGCTGCCACCTATACGGCCATACTCCTGAACGATCTGCTCATGAGTCATACTAAGGGTTCCGCCACAATGTGAGCAATTAAATTCGATGTGATCTTTGTTTGTCATGTTCTCTCGCCAACCCGTTGGTATAAAGCAAGCCCCCATTTTATCTAGGAAAATTGCTCTGTTAAAAATTCTGCCAATTGCTTGAGCTCGGGGCTCGGATCTTCTCCCAGAATCACGGACCTAATGATCTCAAAGACAAGAGCGCAAAGAGTTCTGCGTCCTTCGCCCAGTTCAGGATCATTGGCCAAGCGGCACGTCAAGATGCTCCAAGCTTTAAATGTCTCATTGGCACTAAAAGGTTTTTGGGTACGGCCATCGCGAGACGCTATCGCATGGCTACTTGAGCCATCGGGATAATGCAGCACTGACATGAGAAGCAGGCTGTCGGTAAGTCCATATTCTTCTGTAGGCCTATCGGCTTTGGTAAATTCCCCACACTCTATCAAATAGCGCATACGATATTTATTAGTCTCTTTCATCAGTTCTCCCTAAGTTAAATTACTTCGATTGAATATAAATGTTGGTTTCGTAGCCCTCATTCTTCATCATCCCAGTTGTGCTCGGCATCTTCCAGAGCGTTAGTCCTGATTTCATCAATTTCGGCTTGACTAAATGTACCGTGGTGAGTGCTGTTTGATATGACGGCATCAAGTGCCTTGCGGTGTATTTTCAACTGATTGAGCAGGAAGGACATATCTTCGCGAGAGTGTTTTACAAAAGCCTCCAGGGCTTCTAAATCTTTGCCAATCCCAAAGACTTGCACCCCACAAGCGAATGGCCCTTCTAAATCGAAAAGCCGCGTATCGGTTTCTTCATTCGCTTCGCAGCACGGACACGCTATTTGACCTTCACCTTTGCATAATTCACAGGGAACGAGAATCGTTTGATATACCTCATCTTCTATAAATTTCCCTTTCGGCACTTTCGCGTACCTAGCCTTGATTTCGGCTAATCGTTCAGTCATAAGCCGCAAGCCTCATTACACGTGTCACAGTCAATATCCTTGGTGCAATCATGTTTTGGCAATTGATGAACCCTGAGCGCTACAAGTACCGAAGGGTAAAAGCCCGAACAATCCCAGTCGCAAATTCCATCGTAAGTACCAACCGTATAGCCATCCTTGCCGCCATCGCCATCATTAGTAATGAATAGCGCCTCGTTTGGCGTGAGTCGTTCGAGTCGCTCTAAAACTTCGAGCGCTTCTTTAATTCGGTCTGTTTGTACTTCATTCATGTTGCGCTATGCCCCTTTGCTCAACGTCAGGCGCAGTTGGCTTGGTGTCATGACTATCTTGCAAAGTCCAAGCGCTTCGCTATCGGCCTTAAATTGCTCATAGCGGCGCTTGCCCTCGGCGTTCCAAACGGTTTCACGCACCTCTTTGGTTTTGAGCAGTTTGCCCAAAGGACATTCGATAGTCTCGCCCTCTTCAAGCGTGTCGGATAGTTGGGCCTTAAGGTCGTTTATTTTGGCCTGTAGTTCGCAAAGCTCTTCTAAAAGCGCATATTGGCCGATTGTTGTTTCTCTTACTGACATTGTTATTACCTCTAATCTGATAGTTTCCACAAATATTCTGGGCGTCCAAAAGGGCCCTTTTGCTTTTCGTTAGTGCGGACAAGCAGCCCTCTGTTCGTTAGGTTGGTTATTGCCCTTCTGACGCTAGTTAGGGGCGTGTGGCTATCTAGCGCGTGGCGTTGGACGAGGATCTTATGGACGGTGGAGGGGGCAAGCGCGCGATTAAACTTAGCGCGAGAAACAAATAGGTCTAGAACTAGTTGATCTTGCCCTTCCGCCTTGCGGCTCGCGTCCTCTAGCGCGGCGCCCTCCTCTTTGGTTGTGTTGTGAAATACTGATAGTTGCATGAGCCTAGTCCAATGCGGCGCCCACAATCCCGTCTGCAACGAGCAGGGGATCTGGAATAAGCTCACCATAGGTTTCCTTTAGCTCGTCCGCCACATAGCGGCGCGTGGTATTTGAGCAATAGTCTGGACCTTCATTCTGGCGAATAGACTCGTCGATAACGAGCGCCTTCTCCACCCACTCTTTAAACAAAGGATCAGAAGGGGTATCTAGAAGTTTGTCGAGCAGGGCGATCCGTAGATTAAAGGCCGCCTGCTCAACGCTTGTCCCGTAGCCTACAAGTTCCGTGGTCCAGTCTTGAACGCAAACGCGATCTTCGCGCAATTGCATTGTGATCCAAACGTCGATCCGTCGTCCGCTTTCAATTAGCTTGTCTATTGAGTTCATGGTCTTTACCTCTTGTTGGGTGTTGTTACTTGGCATTAATAATTAGTCTTTGTAAATCGCTGTTTTGCGAGCATAATCCGCGTCAGCTGCATCTAATGCCCTTACCTTTGCTTCATTTTCTTCGTATTTCGCCACCACTGCCGCAACCTCTGGTGCATCGGACAATCTAATCAATAGCTTTCTAGTTTCACCGGATACTGTTTGCATCCCCCATATCCAGCAAACCATCATGTATGTTAATGCCGCTGATATACTTTCCTGCCCCCGGCCCGTCCGTAATAGTGACTTCAATTAATGTGCTGCCGTGCTCTCTGATTAATTCCGCTGTCTTCATTGTCGCGCCCTCTTGGGTGTTGTTGGAACTGAGGTAATTATACCAACCGGTTCGTAAGATTCAAGAGGGAGAAAGATTAAATTGCTCAGCTATTTCGCTGCTATATAGGATTGGGTAGGGGCGCAAATAGACCAAGTGGGTCCAGTTATCCACGCACATAAATTGCCCGCAGCACACGTCCTGTTGGGGATCAGGATGCTTGTATCTGTAGCGCGCTTCAAAAGGTTCTGCATGCTTGTCGCAAAGCTTGAGCGCCACGTCTCCCCAAAAGGCTTGTTTATCTTCTATTGGCACGAGATTCATAGCGCGCGCCTTATCCTTTCGCTTACTGCCGCCCAGCCGGCATCATATCCTTTCTTGTAAGCTTCCTCTTTTATTTTCCGGAGCTCTTCGGCATTCTGAGGTAATGGCAGGGGCGTGCATTCTTCCTTGTTCCAATGGTATCGGCCCGCTGGTTCGCAGCCCATTTCTTGCTTCGGTAAAATTGGCCGTTCGCAATAAATGCAAATGTCCATATAGGCAGAATATGTCTCCAACGTCATTTCCATTCGCTCCACATTTGCTGCCAGGCAATAACATGCCAGACGACATCAGGCCCACAAAACTCGATCAACACGTGCCGCACGACCACCAGTTGTTCATGCAACGTAGGTCTAGCCGGACAGCCCACCACGATTGTGCAATGCAAGTTCTCCGGCTCCCCGCTGGCATTAATATTCTCCCAAACCGTAAGGTCAAGATCAGGCAGATACTCATGGACCTTAGCGATTAGCTCTTGTTCCGTATAGATCATCATAAATATCAACCCGTGGTATTTAGCGGCTCTTTACAGCCCTTGTGCTCTTTCGTATATTGGCGCATTACGGTCAGCATCATTTCTATAGAGCATGGGGCTGGCGACTCCATAGAATCCCCACACCTCAAACACCTAAGCCTATTTGGCTGAGCCTCATAGTCCAAAACGACCCAAGTGGTCTTACCTACATTGCGAATGATTTCGGTTTTCATTTTCATTAATGGTAATGATTTCCATTTCTAGAATTTCTAAACGTACATTGCTTCTGCTCAGCAATGAGTGTATCATATCGGCTGAGCAATAAACCCTGATTTGTATAATCGTGACCAGCGAGCAAAGTCGATCAATTGTCTAATACCTGGGAATGACCTACTGCACATGAAAGTCTAAATCTAATGAGGGATTGAGAGAACTGGAGCGTGGACGACCGCAGAAAGAGCAAGCCATATAGAAGGTAAAGAGGAACTGATTGAGCTACATGCTGTTACCGTAGATCGAAAATGAGCGAATTAAATTGATGATTGTCCACATATATGAATGACCGATAAGGCAGGATTGTTGAATACCTAGGAAGGATTAAACCAAGCTGATAGTAGACAGGTTACAAGAAAGACTGATAAATATGATTGTGTGGGATTTAGAGTGAAAAAGAAGAACGAAAAGCTTGCCGAAACGATAACTAATCGCCGGGCGGCTAAAAAGAATGCGCTGGAGATTTTTGGGGAAGTCCCGCCAATCACGGCTAGTCCACCAATTATGGCCGGTGGGGGCTCTGGCGTGCCCTTCCTGGACCTTTCGGCCAGCCAGCCTATAGAGGGCGCCTTAATAACGAGCCCGATGGACGCCAGGCGCAAGGCACAGGATGATTCATGGCTCAAGTTTGTCAGCCCGGCAACGATGGCCCAAATGAGAACCAACAGGGTGCGGAACATTGCCCAAGTGACCCTAACGCAAATGCAAGAGGATATTCTCGAGCAAATGGTTTCTAACCCAGATGCGGAAACTTTCGAGTTTCACTTTGTGGAGCTGCCAACCGATGCGGTCTATATCGTGTTGAAAGAACTTGATCACAGCGGGTGGAAATATAAATTTCATGCCGACAGTTGGGAGCTCGTTATATCTCTTCCCAAGGTCGTCGAGCATGCGGCCAAATGGATAACAGACCCAGGCAAGCCGTTATGAAACCAGGCGACGAGCTTCCAATTGAGGTCAAGAATCAGATCCTGAATTGCTGGGAAGAAGATCTTAGATATTATCTGAGTGGCACACACCGACTCCGCTATCAGACGAACTGCGTTTGGCTAATTGCTTTCGACCCCACGACCAAGCTATTTTGTGGGTACAACACTCGAATAACTCCCCTGCTAAACATTGGAGATTTTTGTTGCCCTGCCTATTGGGCGCCCACTTCTTATCAGGTCAAAGAAATCATACAGGCGTTTCATAATAAGCATTGGGGCGACGAGAAGCCTATCGTCACAGCCCCAATGCCTGCCTAGAGTATGAAACAATTGGCATGCGAGCTCGTCTCGTAGCTCATCATCAAGAGGTCCAATAAATGCAAATACTCGTCACTATTTTCGGTTGCTTGCTGGGCGCAATCGTCTATCTCGTCTTAGCGCTCGTCACGCCAGTGGCAAACTGGGGTCCGTACTCAACAGCCATCCTCGTTGCCCTCTGTCTCATTATGACGTCCGTCGTCGGGGCTTTCCCCTTCTGGCGCAAGATGCCCTAAGCGTTTCTTTGTCTGTTCTCGCCATGCTTGCCGCTCCTCATCGGTCGTGCGGGCAATCGCGCAGACATGACAATTTTGTCTATCGTAGGCGTGAGGCCAATTGCCAGGGCAGCTCATAGGGCTAATCCGCCTTCTTTATCTGTTCAAGCACCTTAAGTAAAAACGGGGTTCCGTGCGCCCTTTCGATGTTTTGCATGATAGACAAGACCGCCTGGTGGGCTATTTTCATTTTGTACTGATATTCTTGCCCCAGCCCTCGGCAAGGATCTTTGATACTGTCCGCCGCAATAAAGCGCTCGTCATTGCCCAGCGTGTGGAATATTGAGCCACGAAAATGCAAATGCTGGATATGTTTCATACCCTTCTCGATTTCCGCGACCCATTGCTTTACTAAAGCCGCTTCGGTTAGCGCCTCGCTCATTGGTGCGCCTTTAGCGAAGCTTTGGCCGCCTTGACGCTCTCAAACTCACCCTCAAACACAAGCGCAAGCCCATTGAGCGTAGCGCTATCGCCTTCCGAAAAATGGATGCCAAAAAGCGTATAGTCGTCATAACCCCTAGAGTTAGTCGAGTGCCATTCGCGCTGGTATAAATTCTCCCTAAAGGAAGGATCATTCAGCAGGGCGTGTTGCAAGATCGGCGTATAGACAAACTCATACGTCTCGCTTTTTGGTATCTCTCCGCATAGCTCCTTGAGGAGCGCCAAGGTCATTTGGTCTGCCCGCAGGTCCGAGACCGTGATCGTGCTGCCGTCTATTTTGATACTAGCCATTCGACGAATCCTCTCTTATTTGTTCTCTGATTGCCCATAAGGCTTGGGTAAAAGCTTGGTCGCGCCAGTCTCTTGGCGTACAGGCAACAAACGCCTTTATCAAGACGGCTACTCTTTGTTCGGTCGAAAGCTCGCCCACCTGCCCGTCATTCACCACATTGATCGGCACGCCTAAAGTATTGAGCCCTCCGGCAATGATCGCTAGGGCAGTATCAGCAGGATTGTCCTCGAACGCCGGTTTGGATATAAGGCGAGGAAGGTCGAATCGTTCATCACCCCGATCAGTGTCGAGAGCGACCATCTGGGGTGGCGCTTTGCCAGCCTCAATAAGCTTTTGCTCTCCTTCGGCGACCACTTTGCCAATAAGCTTGCTATAGCCGCCGTCTGCTTGGATTGAGAGGAGCTCTTGCTTGGTTTGACCAGAATACATAAGGTATCCGAGTTCTTGCTTGATAAGTTCGCGCTTATGCTCGGCGCTAAGCTTGTATGGATCGGCTGAATAACCCACGCTGGGGGAGTCGTCAAAGTCGCTAAGACGACCCAATTTAAAACTGTATGCACGTTCATTCCCCTGTATCGAGAGAACCTGACCCATGAACTTAAAGACATTCGTTTTGCCTGGCGTAAGGAGCGTCAAGACAAATGGAATATCTCGCGCGCCACGATAAGCATTGATAAGCGCCCAAAGCCCTTGGTCTGCATAAAATGGCTGTAGTTGTATCCAAGCAAAGTCCGCCTCTATCCCGTCCTTATCGCCCTTATCGGCGCTAAATGCCCGCAGGGCATATTTACCACCGCTGAGGATTAGATGACCAATAGGCTGTTCGCCTCCCTCGGCGTCATAAACTTTCTGCTCCCTAACGGACCTCAACTGTCCATCAATAGGTCTGGCGGCCAATTGCTTCTCGGACTTTTGGCCCAATAGTCCGCGCTTAAAGCTGGCGGGTAGATCCATGGTTTAAAGCGTCCTCACGACGAGCGTGCCAACTGTCATCGAACCGCATTTGGCTTGAGATTGGATCATAACAGCTGAGCAATATATCTGTAAATGATTCTCTTGCAAGCATCTGCGATACCAAAGCTTGTACTCTTGGGCTTTGGTCTGAAGGGCTATCAAATACTCGCAGTTGAGCATCCGGACGTTAAGATCCCAAGCCACCCCGTAAGGTATAGCGCCTTGGAAAACGTCGTAAAGCGTGACGGTATCTTCTGGCTCTGCCGGCTGATGATGGGGGCTGAAAGGCGAGTGCATAAAAACAAGATCCTTCAAAATCATAGTCTGGGGGATAGAACGCTAGAGCTTGCGCGCCCACTCGCGTATCTTCTTCTTTAGCCTCATCCAATAGCCCTTCACCTCCAATAGCGGCAGATCATAATCACACACCGGACATCTAACCCTAGCGGGCGGCTCGTCAGACTCCACATAGATGCTGCAGCCAGGACAATAATATTCTTTAGGCGCAAAGGCCGGCGCCAGGACGGCAGGGCAGGTTATTCGTTGATGAACCTTTATGAGCCCCTTGTCCAGATCAAAGTCGAACGCGTGGCTAATGTCATTCACCCCAATATGGCGCGAGCCACACTCTGGACAAAATAAAAGCGGGTTGGTCTGAAAATATCGCGCGCTTGCTTGCATGACCGAAAGCTTGATATTGCCCTCTACCCAAGGCTTTATCGGTTGGTTAAGCCACAGGCCGGTAGCCTCACGAATCTGGCGGGCATATTCTCGCCACTCGGGCGTATCAATGTTGGTCGTGGTCATGCTTTATGTGCTCTGTTTTGATCTTGGTACAACGTGTACTGCCTAGCGCTACCGTAAGGCGAATCTCTTTTAGCGGCACGGGGCGCTTGCAAATGACACACTCATACCGCCCGTCGAGATATTCGACACACTCAATAATGGTTTTTAGGCGTCTAGACGCTTGGGATTTCATCTGCGGCGCTTAGATCGTCGTCCGCTAGATGCTTTTTTATGGCCGCTACCGCCTTATCGTTTGGCTCCGCTTCCGCATCAATCAGATCGGCTAAAGCTTCAGACTCGTCTTTTGTGAGCTTAATGCTTTCAGCCTCTTCCAATGAGTCGAAATTATGGACCCGGACTGTATCACCACTGGCGATACCATCAACAAAGCCCTCGTACTTTTGCGACTCCTTCGCCCAAGCTTTGAGCTCATCGACACACATCGGGACGACCTCCCCGCTTTTCTTGTTCTTTGTCCAATGGGCTATTCGTTCACTGAGGGGTTTCATCAATCTTGCTCCTTGTGTCTATTGTTTGGCATTTAAATTGCATTGTAAGCATTGCATCATGATGTTGAAATGGCACCTCTAGCAGCTCTAGCAGCTCTGGATTAAAGGGAACGAACTTCAAAGAAACTCTTTTGAAAAGTCCCTCCCCTTCAATCACCTCGGCGGTACGCGGCCTGGCTATCTCTTTCCTACTAAACATTCAGCCGCATTCTACAGTCGGTCATATTTATTCACTCGGGCCTCTTCCACTATCATCTCGCTAATTCGTTCCGGCCGGTTCGACTATCTTCTGCTAATTGCTCACTCAACGTTGTTTTATTTGTCCGAGATCTTCATTCGATCCACAGTTTTCCACTATCATTGCACTTCGCTCAATCAGCGTTGTTTACGGTCATTCCAATAGTTCGATCTTTCCAGTTAGACTGTCAAAAATAGTTTCTCTTTCTTACAAGATATACATTCAGCACCATTCAATCTTTCCGTTTTTGTCTACAGTCCCGTAACTTAAATCCCGCGCGAGCAGTAGATTACAATTATCGCCACTTCTACCAAAATAGCTAGACTAAATATCCAGCCCAATAGCGCACCGATCTGCTCAATCCGACTTTCTCTACTGTCTTTTGGTTCTTCTCGATCCATTCTCACAAACAATCCTTTTACTTTCTCGCTCCGTTGGGGTCTACAATCATAGGACTTAGCTCATTCGAGTAAATGCCACACTCACCCTTGTTTTTTCGTTCATAACATTTTTACCATCACAGGTGATTGCTCGTTCTTAAACAATAGCCTTTCAAGTTATATAACTCGTTCAACATCATTTTACGGTCCTTGTATATCACCAGAATCACTTTTCCGATAGCGCTTTGTCCATCGGAGCCATATCCCACTCGTACTGGCACCGAGTGCAATGCAAGCGGACGTGTTCTTTGAACGCGCAGGGCCTTGAGCTTAAGGAATAGCGCGAGCAAATGCGATTGCCCTCACAATGGCGATAAGCAATGTCCTTGTGGTGGCATTTCGGGCATCGCTTCACCTAATTTCCCGCTCCTTTGTGAAGGTCTTGGCCTTGTAGTCTCTCAGCTCCAAATGTGGATGATGTCGGTGCTGGAGGTGTTCCAGTAAAAAACGTAGCGCCGCGAGCAAGAGCCATCCGAGCGCCCCCGCCAGTATCCAGATGGCCACATGCCCAACGAACCAGTAGGATAAGTATTCAAATCTTGATATCTCCATCTTTCTAGCCCTCGAAAACTTGATCATCAAGGGCGTTTTCGCGGCAAACTCTGCAAATCTCCCAATCTTCCAACATATCGCACATACAACGAGCGGGCGCATAATCCCCACCGTAATTCGGTCCGTACATAATTTCCGGGCAGTCCGGCAGGTTGAATGCTTCATATGACATTGTTGCTACTCCTTACATTGTTGTTACTAAACTGCTCAGCAGTTGGTTAGCAGTATACTCTTTTGCTCAGCTATGTCAACCCGGGTTGACGAACGTATTGGCTCTGCTATAATGCTCAGCAACCACCGTGGGGCATGTGGCTAAACTGTCCCAACATGGGGGCGCCAGGCGAAAGTCAGGCCAATGGGAAAGCCATAAGCCCCCACCAATACCACAAAGAGAAGCGGCGCAAAGGAGTCAATCAGTAAGGTCTATGTCTTAAAGGCGTGGCGATTGAACCTTGATCAAGTTCCGCCGACCCCAAGGTAAAGTGAATGACTCGCAGACCCCTTGGCTAAACCCCAAGGGGTTTGTCCGTAAAGAAGGAAACCAATGGCAAGACAAAAGAAAGAGATCGCAAACCCGCCACCAGCAGTGGTGGTCCCTCCCAAAAAACGGGTGGGCGGGTTTGCCACAATGTCCGAAGAGCAGCGCAAAGAGATCGCCACCAAAGGGGGCTATGCGGTGCAGGCTGGGGGCAATGCACACAAGTGGAATAGCAAGACCGCACGACTCGCAAGCATGAAGAGCCATGAGAATAGAAAGCTCAGACAGCTTGAAGAGGAAGTCTAATCATCCTAATAGCCAAGCAGGCATTGGTCGCCCAGCTTGGGAAACATGCAATGTGTTAGCGCCAGGGCTAGCGCATCAAACAGGTCATCATCACCACTTAGTGTGGGTAAATTTAGATGACCGCGCACAGCGTTTTTTACTTGAACCTTACTGGCCTTACCATTTCCGGCTACGCGCGCTTTGACCGTGCTGGCCGACAGCTCGACGAGCGCCCCACGAACCTCAAGCCCGAGATAAATTTGCGACAGCTTTAGAAGCACCACGCCTCTTGCTTGCATAACCTTCCCCATCACATTGACTGCAGCACCCCAGTAGGTTTGCTCAATCACAACCACGTCGGGCGGGCTGTAGGCATGTTCTTGAAATAACATTTCGATATCGCCATACAGCTCTCTAAGCCTGTGATGGTAGGCGTCGTCTTTTGGTGTTGTGATGACCCCAGAGGCCAGATGCCGGACGCCACCGCCGGCGGTTGTCTCTATGCTGCCATAACCAAGCGTTCCATAGCCAACATCAAGGCCAAGAACTCTCATCGTTTGGCACACTCTAGCCCATAGCAGCGCTCAAGCAGATTGAGAGCGCGGTCATGTTCCGAGCGGCGCCATTTGGCCACCTCAAGCAGGTCTGTTATTTGCAAGAGCGTCATGCCAGAGGTAATCGAATAATGGTGAGTATCATTGCCAACATATTGGTAGATCCGATAGCACTTTTCATCGCCTTCATACAGGCCAGCAAGACTATAAAACCCAATATCGTAGGTTTCGATGAGCTCTACGAGAAGCAGATCGTCCCAATTAATATGTCTCATGCGCCTTTGCCCTCTGATTCTTTTTCAAGCCGTTTGATCTCGTCCGCCAGATACCATTGTGCCTTCTTTAGATCTGTTATGGGATTTCCTTTGTAACGGTGACGCAGCAAGTATTTCAAGGCGTTCCCGACATTAAAATTCTCGTGCCGCGTTATCTCAATTGCCTCAATTCCGCTCGGATGGCTATTGTAGTGCTTTGGCCTCGCCACCTCATCAAAAGGTATCGCAAGCACATCACCACTCTTAAGCCTCCCGGTGGCTCTGATTGGAGCGTTGCTAGCTTTTCTTCTCATAGGTCATTTACTATCGGGCAAACAACAGAAGCGACCGCGCAGATCATCTTGGCGATGGCAATTATCTGAGAGCCACTAATCTTGTCCGGTTGCTTCTCAATAAACTCTTTTGTAGTGCCCTCTTTGATCGCCTTGATAAACGTAAGGGCAAATTGCAATTTCTCGGGGGCGCTTTCGAGCAGCGCGACGAGCTTCGCATCAATGTCTATTACTGGCTTGGGAACAAATGGCTGATCTATCGTAATGATCGCGCCTGCGTTTGGTTCTTCATTCATTTTCCGAACTCCTCCTTTGGGGAATAAACTCATTTCCTCAACATATTTCAAGTAGAATTTTCTGCAATCATCACAAGGGCATAGCGGGTGATAGCTGCCGTAAGAATAAAGATGCTCCATCATTTCACTACGACACCACGGGTGGTGCACACATCGGCAAACGATCGCCCGTCAGACTCTAGGGTCGCGGCCTTGCCTGTATATTCTTGCCAGCGTCGCACCATGGTATCGACATAAGTTGGGGCAATTTCCATTATGAAAGCACGGCGCCCTAGCTTCTCGGCGCCAATTAGAGTAAAGCCACTGCCGCCAAACACATCAAGCACGATATCGCCGCCCTTGCTGGAATTGTTGATCGCAATCTCGGCCAATTCGACCGGCTTTTGTGTTGGGTGCAGCTCGACTTTTTGGAGTCTATTCACGTCCCAAACGGTGCCCTTGTCTCTGCCGCCATACCATGGGTGGTTTTGTCCTATGAATCCATACCAGCATTCTTCGTGCTGCCAGTGGTAATCAGAGCGACCCATGACAAAGGGATGCTTGCGCCAGATGATCTTGTTTTGAATATGGATGCCCGCTTGCTTCACGGCTTGTCCAATCGAGCCTCCTTCCAGGAGGCACGGTGCCCAGACGTAGACCGGGGCATTCTTTGAAACTAGGACGCAATTGATTAATACATCCTTCAAGTAGGCAGTTAGATCTTCGTCTCTGAGTTCATCATTGGCTATCTTGTGCTCTTTGCCTCGAAAGTTTTTGCCCGCACGGGGATTGGTTTTACCTTGCTCAAACGAGACCCCATAAGGTGGGTCGGTAAAGATCAAATCGGCTCTTTGTCCATTCATCAGCTGTTCTACCATTGCTAGCTGAGTGGAATCCCCGCACATAATGCGGTGATCTCCACATATCCAAACGTCGCCAAGCATGCTGGTTGCGGTAGCCAATGCTTCGGGCACGGCATCGTCGTCCGTCAGGCCCTCTTGGATTTCTGGCGTCATGAGCTTATCTAGCTCATCCTCCGGAAAGCCCAAAAGATCTAGATTGAAGTCCAGATCCTTTAATTCGGTCAGCTCGAGCTGTAGCTTCTCAAGATCCCACTCGCCCCTTAATGTATGTTCGTTGTCCGCAATAATGTACGCTCGCTTCTGGGCGTCCGACAGGTGGGCAAGATCAATTGTAGGGACAAGCGACAGCCCCAACAGTTGGGCAGCTTGCAATCTTCCATGTCCTGCCAGTATGCCGCTATTCCCGTCCGTAAGGATTGGGTTTGTCCAACCAAACTCTTTGATGGATGCGGCTATCAATTGCACTTGCTCGGGCGAATGCTTCCGAGCGTTGCGCACATATGGGATCAGGGTCGAGGGGGACACATAGTTGATCTTTAACCCCTCGTTGCTAACCACAATGCTCGGGGCCGCGTCCCATTCGGCATCGGTCATTATCTTCGGTTCGCCCGACGGCAATGGCAGATTGCGCACAGCCTCTATCATTTTCTTGCTTGCCGGCTTCGGCTTCTTTGCGGCCTTTTGTTTTGATTGTTTGATCGTCATGCTCGCGCCTTATAGTAAAGCCACCACCAGTAGTGGTGATGGCTTTTGGTGGGATTGCAGTTGCCTCTTGCTTTATGTGCTGGCTGGCGGCTCGGGCGGCGTGATTGCCGTGGTTTCGGCAGCATCGCCCGTGGTTACAGCCTGAACTGTGCTATCGGCTCCCGATAGACTGGTGACAAGCGCATTAAGTCTGGTTACTTCTGGCGTGAAGTCAGTACTCGGAAGGCTTGCAAGCGCCTGTTTAACGGCTGCCAAAAGGGCCGTATCGGTTGCCTGTAGTGAAGCCACGTCTGTCTCAAGCGCCGTGGTTGCGGCCTCTACGGAACTAAGTCCGGCATCTAGATCTGATTGGGTGTCTGTCATTTGCTTTCCTAATCCTATTAATTGGGTTTTGATAAATTGAATATCTCTCTGGAATTGCGGGGTAAAACAGTAGGGCACAAAACCCGCCAGCTCTTCCGCTAAATTCTCGCTCTCATCGCTCATAGCGATCAGAATATCATAGCTGAGCACAATGTCTACTAAAATTCGCTTACAAAACCCAATCCGCCCGCTTGTCAAGGAAAGTTGTTAGGAAACCTTGATAGTGTGGACGGATTGGATGGGCTGCAGCCTGCTTTGTAACTAGGCTTCCCCTTCCATCAGGTTGATAACCCAACCGTCGGAAGTCCAGTTAGAACTTAAGAACATTTTGAGCGGCATCCAGAAGTAACCCGCCAGCCCCCAGCCCGCGCCCCACGAGTTCCGGCACAAAACCCACTCGACTATGCCCTGGCTGCCTTGCGGCAAATTCAGATTGTACCCAACGGCCATTACGCAATGCCCACCAATAATGGAATCAAATAATCCCGGTTGGGGCAGTATTCCAGAAGTCGCAACCTCTTGGGATTCAAACGAGGAAGGGACACTAAAGCCAAAAACTATCGGGTAGCCGCCTGCCAAGACGGACAAGACTTGATTCTCGTTCGTAAGATCGACGGCCTCATATTTGAGCGACTTATGCAAGACCGCATCGCTGTAGCATTTGTCGGGCGGCTTTACGGTAAATTGCGAAATATCATAGGGCCAGAGCCAATCGGGAGCGGTGCCGTCCGCCTCACTCTCTGGGCAAACGCCCGACGTATTGATAGAACTTATGCCATCTCGGATGTTGGCGCCCGAATCACTAGATACGGTTCCCTCAATCACGCGCTCGTTATAGTAGATAAACAATCGGCTAGGCACAAAGTTCCACTTGTAACCCGTCTTTAGCGCCGTATATTGAATAGCGCCGGCGATACCATTGGCGGTGCATGATCCTAATTGCCCTTGGTCGTAAACTGGCGGGCATTGGGGTCTTAGATCAACAGATTGGGGCAGTGCGAGCTTATCGACGACAGGCTTGCTATTGAGCTTGTCTCTAAAATCTGGACGTTGCGGAATCCACCCATAGTGTCTAGCCATCGTTTTTGCTCCTGTTGTAAGTAATCTCTAGCTCTTTGCGCGCAATACAATCTCGAATTACGGCAGATTTTTGTTCTAGCTCGTAGGATAGCAGCGCTACGTCCGCCTCTAGATCCTCCTCGGTCCATTGAGGTTGGTGGATCAGCGTTTGTCTAACGTACGCCTCCATGCTGTGCTGATTGTAGCCGAGCGCCCACATGAGCACATTCATACTAAAGGGCGCGATCATATCTTCCGGATTGCGCTCGCTCTGCTTGCTAAAGAAAGCAAGTAGGCGCAACATCTCGACTCGGGGGCGAACTTCTGGTGGCATTTCTCTAGTCCAACAAGGTTAGAACACGACCGGCCGAATGGTCCGTCATTTTGGCAAGCTTTGGTACTACCGGCCCGCCCGACTGTCCGCATACATGATTGGCCTGTTCGTTTGCCAATTTACGTACTTGGTTTTCAAGCTTATCTATTTTAGATAGCAATAGCTTCCGTTCCTTTTCCCAATCTTTTTGCGCTCCCCTAAAGGCTCTTAGCTGAACGCGATTCAGCGACACGACCCCGCTTATGGTTTTTAGATCTTCTTGCATTTCGCTTACCTCCTCGGTGGCAGGTCAATCTTGCCCATCATTTGCCTTATGATGCTTCCGGCAAATTGCTCCTTGATACTCTTAAGGGTTTCCTCTTTCTCTCTTGGCCTTAGCACCACATGCGGTTCCTTAAGCATTTTCTCAAAGAACATTGCGTTCGGCGTGTTAATTTCCAAATAGAAGCAAGTTAGCTCAATCAGCGCTTCCATGCGTTTTTTTTGCTCTTGCGGTGCATTTTGATTGCCCGCATAAAGCGCAAAGAGCTCTATCAAAGTTTGCTCAATCTGTTCTTGAGTTTTCATTCTAGTTGATTCTATTGGCTGGCCATTTCTTTTCAGACTCGCCACGTTGATACACCTTATTGGGCGCATCATCCACACTCAATTGCAGGACTCGGAGCTTATCTTCGATATTCTCGCCCCAATCGTGCAGCTCTAAGATCAATCCGCGTACCTCAAGGGCCATAGCCACCACCACGCACAAAATTAGAAGCGCCAAACCTACTGCAATACCTTCGAACATCATTCACCTCACAAATGCATTGCGATCAATATAAATTGCTCAGCAATAAAAGTCTAGGGCCTTGACCACTTGCAAGGAGTCATTGCCATACAGTACCGACACCACAAGGCCGCGTGCCCTTCCTTTTCGTGCTCTTCTGTTAATTTCATTTCCTGAAACCATGTCCCCTCACAATTGTTGCACGCCGCATGCACCATCCAGGGAGCTTGGGCCGGGGGCCAGAGCAATTGGACATCAACCTTGTAGCTTCGGCTTGAGTAGCCGATACAATCCTCGTTTCCAACAATCACAAAAAATTTTGCCGCGCTTTTCATTTGGTCCGACGCCGTACTAATGGCGAGCGCCTCGGCCACCACGCAGGCGGTAACCACATCGGGGCAGCTTGCATACTGGCGTTTGTCCTGCCGGCCAGACTGACCGTCTATCCATTCGCCCCATACCTCATGGCCGCCCATACGATACCTTATGCCGTACAAGCGCTATACTAGCCTAAGAGTTGGCGAGACGCCAAGAACCGACCTGTATCTATTCGTTGGTTTTTGGCATGTCAGATCAGATCGCCCTCTTTGCCTCTTTAGTCAAACAGCTTCCCGAGTGGGCCAGAGATACTCGCTATCAAGAGCAGTATTGCAATATGCTTTGGCTTCGCGCGCAGCAATATGACCACATCAAATATCCGTTCAATGCCGAGACGGACGGCATGGGCAATTTCAATAAGATGTGGACCAAGCGCCCGTCCGTTAAGCTCAATCTTCCTAAGCTGGGAGCTGAGGCCACAAGCCGCAAGCTATTTGGGAAAAAGCATTGCCCTAGAATTGTCCACCATGAAAAAGATGAGGTAACCGAAGCTTTCCAATGGTTGGTCAAAACGGCCCGTATGGAAAAAGAGTGGCTTCGGATAGCAAAGTTCTCGCAAACTGGATCATCTGCAGTCGTCCTTAAGGTCGTGGACGATATACCGGTTTTGTGCAACTATCCGGCCTACGAGTGCTGGCCTACGTTTGATCAGGCAAAACGAATAGAGCGGCTGCGAGTCTGCCAGGTGATCAGTGGGTCCGAGTGGCTGAATGACGCAAAAAGAACAAACATTCGCAAGGATATTTCGGGTGATGATATTCAGCCCGAGCAGCTTTACTGGTATGTGCGCGAGTGGGACAAAGAGCAGGCGATCGTCATGGTGCCGGTCAAGCAAGGTGATTGGAATCCAATAACTGGCGATGACAACAAATGGCTAGACTTTTGTGAGCCACTTTGCGAGCCCCATAAGTTCGGGTGGGTGCCGGCCTTGTGGTTGGAAAATCTTCCAAACGAGGATCAATGCACCGACGGGCTTCCTACCTTTTATGGTGCGTTTGATAATTGCATAAATTTAGACTACACGCTTAGCCAGATTGGGCGCGGTGGCAACTATATGGCCTGCCCCCAACTGTTCGTTAAGGGCAAGATCCTTACCTTTGAGGGAGGGACCAAAGTAAGCGGGCAGCATACTTTCGGACCTCACAGCATGTTGCAGGTGGCGGCCGATAGGCGAGATGCGGCAGGCAATCAAATGTCCGGTTCGGACGCGAAACTAATTGAGCTTGATGGCTCGGGCATTGAGCGCTTTATGAACACATGGGTCGATAAGCTAAAAATGTGGACCCTTGAGTGCGTCGGGCTATCAAGAAAAGACCCCAATACTATCAAGGGGCAGATGAGCGGGAAGGCAATCCAGTTATTTGACGAGGACTTTATTGATCTTGTCGAACTGCTCAAAGATAGCTACGGGGAAAATGGTTTTCTTGAGAGCGCAAAGCTTCATGGCAAAATGCTTGTCAAGCTAGGCCACCCTAAATTCAAAGGCGTGACCGAGGAAGATTGCGACGAGGCAGAACTCAAATGGCCAATCATGTACACGCTTGAGCCAGACGAAGTGCTCCCATTGGTCAACGGGCTTGCCGGCGCGGTGGCTGGCGGAATGATGGAGTTGGATCAGGCGCAAGTCTATCTAGAAAGCCAGATGGGCAATGGCTATCTGTATTTTGACGAGATGGGCACGACCGAGGCCGCCCCAACCTCGCCGGCCGACAAGGAACCAATCTTGCAAATGACAGGCGCCGCAACCCCTCCCCCTAAGCCCGCACCCGCAACGAAACCAAAGGCTAAGAAGAAATGAGCACAGTTCTAGACGAACACATAGCTAATCATGTTGTCCAATATATAAAACTCCCCCAGCCAAGCATGGGAAACAAGATCCACTGCTTCCGCGAGAAAGGCATTTATGTGCTTGAGGAGGGGCCCGCCATGCTTGCCGGTATGGCGTGCGCACATGCGGGAAGTGGTGGCATGGCATTTTATGACGGCGTGCCGGACGACACCGGGCATTTTGTCACCCCAGAATTACGAGAACCGATCCTTGAAGAGTACGAGAATGTACGGGACTACAATGAGGCGGTGGTCAAATATGAGCTCGACTCGTGCAAATTTAACGGACGATTGATCAAATATTTTCAGCCCGCCGTGATGGGCATGTGGCAATTGATGGGCGGCACGTACTATGGGCTCACGCTTAAAATTACCGGTAATGCGATAGATTCGCCCTCCCCAATAATTACCGTAACCTGGCAGGCGCTTAAACGCTGATGGAACGCGCCGAGTGGGATCGCTATTTACCCGAGAGTTTTATCGAATCGGCCCAAGAGATCTTTACGGCCCCAAGCCCAAGGTCTTTAAAGCGTATTCGCATGTTTTGGACGAGCGGAATGTTTCGCGTGGCGAGGCGTGATTGTTCTTTATATAGCGTCGAGGTTGCAAATTGCGGCGCTTGGGGCAGATTGCGGATCTTTACCGGCACGGGGCGCATAGTGTTTGATATGCCGTCGCTTTTTACCGGCAGTTTTCCGCTAGAAGGCTTTTGCGAAGGGGGTTTGATATGTCACATAGCGTGCGGACCCGGTTCTGATATTTTGATGAGCGTTACCTTTACGGAACCAGATACCGATCAGGTTTTGCCAGACGGCTCCATAGTTAGATCTGAAAAGTAGTGTGCTATATTTCCTCTTGGTGGGGCGCGATGCCTGTTAATCTAGCTACGTGAGATTTACAGCCAATGCCCAACGGCCATATCCTTTCGCAATATCCACCAGTACCCGAACAAGCCACAAGCTTCGGCTACAAGCAACTTTTACTATTAGATGCCATAACGGCCAACGATGTTGGCATATGGGTGCCGTTTGCGCCATTTAGTAAGGGTAGCTTCGAGGTTACGGCCCCCTCTACTTTTACCGGAACGGTCGCGCTTTATGCAAGCAATGCGGCCTACATGCCACCAAACGCCTTGCAAATCGCAGTTGGCGGCACCAAAACGACAGGCGATGTGCTCACCGTGTCTATCGCGTGCGGCGACCTTATGGGCGGGGCGATCACTGCTAGCTATACGGTTTTGGCAGGCGATACGCTTGCCACCATAGCGGCCGGATTGACCACGGCCCTACAGACCGCCATCAAATCCGCCTCCATTGTTTTTGCAAATCCCAACCCTCCTCTAGTTGATGCGGCCTATATTGAGGTCACAAATCCAAGCGCCCCATCAGACAATATCCTTGTCCAATGGCAATTTCCGCTTGCACCAATCACGATTAACAATAGCCTTTCGACAGGCGCAACCGAAACCCTGACCGTAACTCAGATTGATGATGGCGAGGGTTTTCTTGTTCCCAACTGTTCTTTGACCGCCACGGGCAATGTGGTCTTTAGCCAACCGTGCAGATGGATGAAAGCCAAATGTACTGGTTATAGCGGAGTCGTGCCCATAACGGCCATCGTGGTAGCAACACTCCCCTAAAAGCGTAAGACCGGAGGTCTTGAAGAGAACATATGGCAGTATCCCCAGAAGAGCTGGCTAGAATACAGGCAGAAGCAGCAGAAGCAAAAGCAAAGCTAGAAGCCCTAACGGCCCAAAAGTCCACAGTCGATCTCATTGAAGATGACGATCCGACAAATAGCGAAGCGCTAGTAATCGGCAATTTTAAGGACGCTGATCCCGAAAGCCTAAAGGCCGCTTTCAAAAAGGTTCAGCACGAAAGCAAAAACCATAGACTAAAAGCTCGAGACTATCGGGAAAAGCTTGAGGCAGAAACGGCCGCCAAGGCCGCCCTACAGGCCAAAGTTGAGGAGTTTGAGAATGCCAAACTCTTAAGCGAGAAAAATTACCAACAAATTACAGCAAACCAATCGACCAAAATCCAACAATTGCAGCAAGTGGCTATCAATGCGGCAATCAAAACCCGGGCGATTCAGGAAGGTATTCCCGATGTGGTGCTCAATTCTCTAAATCGTACCGGCATTGGCATTACCAATGAGGGCGATGTGACCGGGCTAGATCTTGCATTTGAACGCCTAAAGCTAGAGTCGGCCGAAGTTCTTGAGGCACTAGCGCTTTCCAAACAAATCAAAGAAGGAAAGCTTAAGCCAGGCGCCAAGGCAGAAGAGGCAGAAGATCCAGCAGCCGAGGAAGTTGATCCAAAACTTGCCGCGCTGGACAAAATGCAAAAGCCCGGAACAAACATGACCTACGGGGAATATAGGCGACGCACCTCGTTTGGTAGTGGTGCGGGCGCCGATCCAAAAGGAGCCAAGCCCAATGCGGGCAAGGCGCAGCCGGACTTTAAAAATATGTCGAGCCAAGAGGTTGAAGCTTGGTATCAAAAGCAATATAGGCCCACTCTTAAGTAAGAGGAAAATTGCTAAAGACCCCAAGGCCGTGCTAATTTATATGTGATGCCTTAGATTTAGGCGAGGCGTGGGCGCGAGGCCCGAAACGGTAAAGATTACGTTTCGAGGACACGCAGAAATGCCTACATTTTATGATTTTGCAGGAACGCTAGTTGATCTCTTCCAGAATGGCTTTCTAGCCAGACAGCTTGAAGAAGGTCTCGACACCTACATGGCGTACAGACGACACGCTACCGAAATTATGGTAGATGGTCGTATCGGTTCACAAATCACCATTCCGAGAGTTGGTCGTAAGGGTCCGGTCACCGTGGCGCTTAATGCCGCAGGACTGACCGCCAATCTCGACAACAGTCTTAGCCCATCGCTACCGGCAATCGAAACCTATGCCTTAACTCTAATGGAGTGGGGCGATACGGCAGACGTAGACCTGATTGGTTCTACTGCCGCAGCGGCCGACTTGGTTAAGATGGCCTCTAGGACTAATGGCGTACAGGCCGCCCAATCAATTGAGCGCCTTGCCAAAATCGCCTACCATACTGCCTACGAGGGCGGTAACACTTGGGTAAGGGGCGATCTTTCGGGCACAACCCTCACGACAATTAGGGTTGATGATGTTCGCGGCTTCCTGACCGTACCGGTCAACGGCGTCCCAACACCAGTAAGCTCGCTAAACCCGCTCCCTTGCTACGAAATGCGAACCACCCCTGGTGGCTTTAACCAGCAATTCAACGTGACGGGCGTGACGATTGATAATCCAAACGTCTCGCTCTATCCATACAGTTCTCTTGATGGCAACGGTAACCCGATACCCGATGGTATTTCGGGCGTTTTGGCTATCAGTGGGGCGACAAACATACCGGCGGGCGGAGATGCGATCATCGCGGCAAATGCTGCCAAAGTGGTGCGCCCGTTCAATAAGCCAAGCTACAACATCCTCAATTCTGGTGACGCCGCGACACTCGGCACCTTGCTTGATAGCAAGACCCGCCTAGAGCAAAATGCCGTCCCAACCATGCGGGACTATACATATCACTATCTCTACGATCCGGCAGTCATGCGCCAATTGCTCGCAGACCAACAATTCATTGTTGCGTATGCGGCACGCAAGGATTCGGAAGAAATTAAGTCCGGACAAATCTTTGTTATCTTCGGCATAACCTTTATCCCGACTACGGAAGCATACGTTCAGGCTGCCAATCCGCTCCTTGGTATCAAGACCACTATCCGCCGTTCGATAATGATTGGCGACGAGGCCTTGCTACAAGCAGACTATGCGGGCTTAGAAATGTACCTCAATGTCGATGGGCTAGACCCACTCGGCGGCGTAATGATGGTCAATGGGGTTGCCCAGATTATCAGACCGCCTATTGACCGTATGTTGAGAGTCTTGTCTCTTACTTGGACTTGGGTAGGGGCTTTCGTAGCGCCAACCGACGCGACCGCAACCCCACTAATCATTCCGACCGCTTCAAATGCTCTTTATAAGAGAGCGTGTGTAATTCAAACCGCAGGTTAAGACCGCCAAAGTTAGGCGTCTGACTAATATTAGACGCCCGACTTACTGGCACTAACAAAAGAGGACAAAACCGATGTCAACGACAAATAAAACCATGATGGGGCCCGAACCTGTACGCAAAAGCGGACAGAAGCGCGCGCCTGTCAGCATGAAGTTGCCGCTTAAAGACGATGGCAGAGTTCATCCGGCCGCCGGCATGCGCCCCACCACCAGTGCGGCTCATTATGCAGACGCCTCGATGATTGGCGATGCGGTCGGCGGAAAAATGGAAACCACCTCGGGTAGCTAAACCAACTTATGGCAGATAAGGCGATCAAAGTTATGAACCGGCGCGTCAAACCTGGCGTGCCGGTTATTAACACCCCTGCGGGAATGTACGCACCCGACTGGGATGATCCAAAAGTACAAGCGGATCGCGTATTGAAGCGAGAACAAACCCCTCGCCTCATTGGCCGTGGGCCAAGTGGCTTAGACAAGGTGCGAAAGTCATGACATACAACTGGCCAGACTATACGGAATATGGCACCCCCGCTCCGCCTAACTACGGGCAGAACCCGACCCTCGTGCCAAATGTCGATCCCTTTATCGCCAATCCGGCAGGTTATGGCGGTAGTAATCAGGTGCCAATTCGGCAAGTTCTACAACTATTCCCCCGCCAACCGGCTAACGGGACCGTGACATTTACCGGTTCGGTAACGACCGGCGATAGCGTGGTGCTGCAATTTGAAAACGGCATCTTTCCTCTTGGTGGCCAATATCAGATCTCCACACTGGCGCTTTCGACCGATTCGCTCGCAACCATAGCCGAGCGGCTTGGCGCTCAGATCAATACGGACCCTCTTTTAAATGGTTTGTTTGGCGTCACGTCCGAATATTCTGTAGTGAGCTCAAACCCCGTCTTGACGATCAATTGGCCCGGACCGGTTGGTAACGTCACGCTTTTGTCTGGTTTTAGTCAAATAAACAAAGCAACGATCCTCTTTGGCGGCACCGCAACGGCCGCAGATGTCCTAACGCTAACTTTTGCCAGTAGCCAACTGTCGGCCAATCAAGCGACCCTTACGCTAAGCGGAACGGTAACGACTGGCGATGTGATTGGGCTTGATTTTAGCAACCCGTCCTTTGCGCAAGACGTGACCTTAAGCTACACCGTGCAGGTGGGCGACACGCTCACCACCATCGCGACCGCTCTTGTGACAGCCATCAATGCGTCCACCTCGCTCAAAGCCATTGGGCTAACCTCGAGCAGCGAGCAAAACCAAATTGCCATGAGTTGGGGGCAGGTCTATGGAAGCGTGTTTGTCGCGCCTTCCGCCACCAGATCGGCAACCGAAATACTATCGTTGGCCTACCAGCCTGGTAGTGCGATAAGCGCCCTGGCACCAAGTCCGCAACCATCCTATCTGATTACCCTAACGGGCAGTGCGACCACAAACGATGTGATCTCGGTGGTTGTGCGGGCCCAGCAAATAACCACACTCGCGCCCCTAACCGTAAGCTATACGGTCCAGGGCGGCGATACCCTAACGTCTATTGCGACCGGACTGGCAGCCGCCTTTAATGGAAATGCCCTCTTGGTCGCTGGCGGTTTTGTCGCCACCCACTCGGGCGCCACCGTGACGATTGTTTGGAACTCCACCTTGGTCGGTTCGGTCAATATGTCGGGGTTTGCCACCGCAAGCTCGGGCACAAATTTCAGCCTGCAGGGCGGACAACAATCGATCAGCGTTACCTACACGGTACAGGGCGGCGATACGCTCAGCACAATAGCCACAGCCTTTACGAACGCGATCAATGCCAACGTGGCGCTTAAGGGCAATGTGTTGGCGACCGTCTCTAGCCAAACTATAAGCGCCTTTATCGACCAACCGCTCTTCCCCCTGACGGTCACCAGCTCGAAAAATACGGGCGCGACCGAAACCATAACAATAACGGCCGAAAGTCTCGGTCAGACAATCACGATCGGCGGCTCCATCACGGTGGGCGATGAGGTTAATATCCTTGTGGCCAATCCGGAATTAGCCGCAAGCGTTCAGATCGTCTATCAGACCGTAACGGGCGATACGCTAACGACCGTGGCGGCCGCGCTGGCGCAACTTATCGACGAGAACGAACAGCTATACAGTCTTATGAGCGCGGGCAATTCGGGCGCGGTCATTACGCTTGAGCCAAATCCAGAAGCCCAACCCTCTACGGTGACGGGCTTTGTTAACGGACTCGAAACCCTCACGGTTGGGGGAACCATTACGACGGGCGATACGGTCACCCTAACGGTAACGGACGCGGGTCTAAGCGGTGGTCACGTTACATTGCCCGCCTATACGGTTCTCGTTACCGACACGACCACAACCATAGCGACCGCCCTAAAGGGACTGATCAATGCGAGCGCCGCCCTGGCGGCAATTGGCGTGACGGCCACCAGTTCGGGTGCGGTGGTAGATATCACATCCACGAGCCCAAACCATACGACCTACAGTGTGGCCAAGACGGGCACGACCGAAACCTATACTTTGGCCTCTCTGGTAACCGAAACGGTAACCATTGCCAATACCAATACGGGATCAGAAACCGTGACCGCTACCGAACTTACCGGCGGAAGCGGGCCGGTCATTCCTTTAAGCAATTTCGAGTTTGCCCAAAGTACCTCGGTCCCTTCAACCAATCCGACAGGGTTTGTTGCAAACCAAGGCGTATCAACAACCTTCCGGGCCGGCGTACCAACTTTGGTCGATTACGATACTGTAGTTGCTCTTTGTGGTGCAGGTCAGCCGATCGTTTAGCGATCAGTGATTGATCGCAGTACCCAATTACAGGAGTAATGCAGCGTGAGCGAGATCAAAGCCGTTATTTTGCAGCCGCGAGGAAAAAACACCGCGCCAAAAGTCCAAGACCAAAAGGCCCTCAACATGCAGGCACAGGCTAATGCCGATTATGCCGCAGCCGTGGCGGCCAGTTTGGAAGCCCAAGGCGTACCACTTCCGGACTACGAAAAGGGCCTAGTGCCCGCCCCGCCGCAGCCAGCACAATATTATCCGCCTCAAGCCTATTATCCGCCGCCGCAGCCGGGCTATCCGCCTCAATATCCGGCGCAGACCGCTTACGCGCCCCAACCGGCGCAAGTGCCCCAATATCAGCAACCCGCCCCGCAATATGTGCCGCCCCAAGGACAATTGCCCGAGCCAGTTCAAGCCCCAATGCCCCAGCCGGCGCCAGTCGAACCGCCCAAAACGGTCTCGAAAGGCAGAAGCCGCAAGAAAGCAGACCCACAACCAGAATTAGCTTCTGTGCCGCCACCCGGAACCCCAATGGCTCAGCCGGGCAGTCAGGATGCGATTGTTCCTAGACCGCCAAGAACAAGGGCAGAGCACAATCAAGAGCACAATCCGACGCCGCAGGAATACCACGATATTTCCGACGTATTTTTAGGGCGCACCAACGAGAAGGTTTTGAGCGGTATTCCGCGCGTCCAGTTAGATCAATTCGGTCGCCCAATGTTGCCAGGCCAACAGATGGCCCCGCCGCAAGGCTATCAATATCCAGGCGGTCAGCCGCCTCCGGGTTGGATGCCCCAACAACCACAATACCAACAACCGCCCCAATTCCAAGCTCCTATTCCTATTCAGTACGCGATGCCCGAGAAGGTTCCGGCATACATTTTCCAAAAAGATTGGGGCGGCTATCTTGATGGGAGCAATTTCAACGTCTTTAAGGCGGGCGATGTGGTTGAGGACATCACCACTATCGATCAGCTAATGCGTGGCGGAGCACCTATTGTGCCGGCCGCCTCGGCTCAGAATCTTCTTGAATGTCCGCACTGTCATTGCAGGTTTCCAGATAATAGGTAACGCATGGCCATCAGTGATGCCGATCTATCAAATTGTATTCGGCACCTTGGCTATGATGTTCAAGGGCTCTGGCAGGCTGGCGTTAATGGTGGGTCGCTCGCCTACAATAATGCGGGCTATAGGTATTTCCGTTTTTTTGGCGCTCTGCTTAGACGCGTCCAGCAATTAAGGCCAGACGAGGAAAGCAGACTAACGGGAAGGGCCTATGGGTCTGTCGGTTTTACCGGCTTTAACCCGACGCCTGGTGACGTTGTTAACGTTACGGTCGTGCTCAATACGACAGGCGCGATCCCAATAACCGCTACGGTCACATGTCCCGCAGGTGGACCGAACGGCAGCCCCTTTACGCTCCTAAATCTTTGCGGACAATTATCCCAAAACCTACTCCTACAGCCAGCCTTTCAGGCAGCCGGACTTAATGCAATCGCCACCTATGGGTCTGGACCATATAGCGATGTTCAGGTGCCGCTACCATTGCTTGCCATTTGGCAAAATGTCGGTCAATCTGGCTTTACGATCACCACAAGCTATACGGGCCAGACGGTCCCGCAGGTGGTCAATCAGGGGCAATTGCTCTCTCCGCTCTTGGCCTTTAAGCAGGCGGGCGGATTGGTAAATGTCTGGGGCTATCTGCCCGTTATGGACTATTTGGAAAGCGCGTGGCTTGGCGAGACTGCCCTATTGTCCGTTGCGGGCGATAATGGCGTTTTGCTTCGAAGCGGCGAGGCGCTCCAAGACAGAATGGAAATGAGGCGAACATACCGACAAGAGTTAGCCGCGTTCCTCGGCGTTCCGGCCAACAGGGATAATCCGGGGATACAGGGTAGCTGTGTAAATGTCTCCTACTAACGATAATCCCAATCCGCTGATTGGTACGAACATTACGGCCGCGACCAATCCGGCGGGCGCAGACTATACCACTCTGGAAAGCATAGCCAACACGGCTCGAGGCGCGGTCGCCCCCATATCGGGACAACCCTATAGCGTCTATAGGCTCAATAGTCAAAGTAACGTCGATTGGTACAATCCTCAAAATCCTAGCTACAATCGGATATTTACCGGATATGCAATCAGGTGGCTAGATTATGCAGGGGCGCTGAAGAAAGCGGGGGGATTCGTAAGTGACAAAACGCTCAATACGTTTCTTTATGCACTTGATACAGACGTTTCACCGTTCCTTGTTGGGGATCTATTTGTGCTCAATGATCCTTATTTTGGTGCTGGGAAAACCGCCGTTTCATTTTCGACGAACCAGTTCCAAGCGATGTGCTTCTGTTCCGAACAGCCAATAAAAACTCCGCTTGCCGCTCGGATTGATCGGCGCGTTCAGATATTCCGAAAACTAACAGGACCAGATACAAATGGCTATTGGTCAAGCACTATCGATGAGGCCAGGCCAGTCCAATTGATAAACGGACAGTTCCGCCTTGGACAAAGTGGCGAGAATGCCGCGTTCATTCCGGCCGGCATGATGCCCTCAAAGCGGACCAGAAATAATATTATTCAAGGCACGGTCAATATGCCGGCTCAAGCAGAATGGCAGCTATTTGTCCCCATGCTCCAAAACTTTACTTTTCAGGAAGGAGATATTATAAAGAACGAGGATGGCGACATGTATCAGGTCTCAAACCCCTGGTTCCAAGCGACCGATTTTGTAGGCAATCAGCTAACAATTAAACGTTATGTAGCGGCGGCAACGAGCACCTAATGGCTAAAGAATCTGAGGCAGCAATGAAGCGTCGATGGGCGCTTGAACAAAAGCAATATCAGGCGCGAGAGGATCTTCGCATCCTGTCGACCGCCGAGCAGATAAAGTCCGATAATCAACGAATGGCTTGGGCAAAAAGAGAAGCTTTAGCGCAGGCCAAAGCCGCCCAAACGACAGCCGCCAAGATTGTTGGTAAGGCGAAAAAGAAATGAAATACCCCTCGATAGTTCAACTAACAGAACAACCGATTCTAAACCGGGAGCTTACGGGTGAAAGTCCCGTTCGGGGGACCATATTCCCAAGTAGCTCAGCGAAAGAGCGATCACTATTTAAGTGGGAGGTCGTTGGTTCAAGTCCAACCTTGGGAGCCATTTTTCCGCCCGACACATAGACAAGACCCCCGCCCTAAGCCCATTTGGTCGTTAGTCAATCAAATGAGGTTAGGCAAAATGGACGAAAAGCAATACTACTATGTGGTTACAAGAACCGACCTAGATTTAGCGGACCAAGCCTGTCAGGCCATTCATGCCGCTACGGACGCGGGCAAATACTTCGGCATCAAAGAGGATTGCAATCTAGTATTCCTGCGGGTCGATAATAGAGAGCAATTGCTCAAACTGTCGGCTATTCTAAGAAGAGACAAGATCCAACACACGCGCCAGGTCGAACCTGATCTCAACAACGAAGAAACCGCCCTAGCCACCTGTATGCTATCGGGCAACGAGAGAAGGTATTTTAGGGGTCTGAAGCTTTGGCCAGTATCGACGATGTGCTAAACGCCGTAGTAACGATAGTGTCGGGCGCGGTCGCTCAGTTTAATCCAGAAGTCGGTCCACAAGTTATCGTCGGCAAGGATAATTTGCCTTTTGACGTACTATCGAACATTGTGGCGGGCAATCCTTTAGCAGGGATCAGCGTGTTTGATGGGGGCGCCTCGCACGACGATACAAAATGGATGCCCTACGAGATCCAAACGACCCAAACGCCTACATATATTACAAGCACGCTGAGTGCCAATGCGCTCGCGCCCGCCGCTAGCGCCACGATAACTATCGGAAACATAATGGGCCAGTCGGCTCCCAATCTTGGCGACTCAATTTCCGCCGTGGTGGCAAACGGACCCCTAACACGCGGGACCGTTGCGACCGCTACGGCCAATATGACCAATACCCAACTGGCCGCACTGCTTGCGACTAATATAAATAACATCAATGCCCCAACCCATAATTATCTGACCGCCACTAGCTCGGGAAATGTCGTGACACTCACCAATGTGGCGTCTTTTGGACTTTTGCTTACTAGTTATGTGGGCAATGCGGGCGCAAGACAATATCTTTGGGCTCAACAAAAGCGCCCTATACAAATTTGCCTCTATACGGCAAGCCAGCAAAATAGGTGGATGATCGGGCAGCCGATCCTTGATCAACTTGCCTATCTGCAGGCGAACTACGGGGTACAGCTCGCGGACAATACGGCCCTTAGAATTATGCTCAATAGCGACCAATTGCGCACCGATGCGTATAACAATCAGCTCTACGTCTGGGATTTCATCATTGATGTTGAGTGGGGTCTTACGACTAGCGATGAGGTCTATAGCATTTTGGCGCCAGAAATTACCAAGCAGCTTGGTTGAAGTTTGCCCAAACTGGGCTATGTTTGCTACACTCTTCGATAGAGCTAGGTTCTGCTCTAAGCCGTGGGCGCGAAGCCATTCACCCTTAATTCTGGTGATTGGCCAATGCCACAAAACATTGCTTATGGCGCTAACTTTAACCCTCTTTCGGTCTATGTGCCGGGCCTTTATCAGCAAGTCATTCCGCCGCAAACTTATTTCAGCGGAGTGCCTGTCAGCATTGCGGGTTTTGTTGGTACTGCCCCTTGGGGTCCGCTCAATAGCCCACAGTTAATCTCAACCCCCGCCCAACAGCAGGCCACATTCGGCGGCATGACGGTGGCGGGCGCGTCCGACATCCACGATCTAAACACCGACATCTATCAGATGTTATTGCAAGGCGGGCCTTTAAGCGGTCTTGCGGCCTACTGCGTCAGGGTTTCGGACGGGACCGACAATGCCGCGTCAATTTTCCTTACAGACCTTTCGGTCACGCCAGTAAATATACTCAAGTTGACCGCCATCTATACGGGAACGGCCGGCAATCAGATTGCGGCAATCGTTCAAAATAATCCCTCTAATGGCACCCTTACGCTAGTAATTAGTCCGTTTGCTGGCGGTGGTTCGCCCGAATATTTCACCAATTTGCCCAACACGACCGGTTTTGGCGCCGCCGCCCTATTGGCCGTTAACAATGGTCAGGGCTTGGCTCGAGGACCATCTCAGTTTGTCAGAGCAAGCGCCGCCATGACCGGCACCTTGTTGCCCAAACAGCAAACCTACACGCTAGCGGGCGGTGCAGACGGCCGGGCGGTAACTACTGCCCAACTAGTCGGCACAAACGTCTCGCCTCCTACTGGGGTTTGGGCGCTGCAAAATACTCAATTTCCCGTAAGCGTAGCGTGGTGTTGTGGACTCACGGACGTGACAGGCCTTCCGACCTTTCAGTCGTTCTGCGACAAATTCAATGTTTTTGGGCTCTTCCAATTTGCGACCGGAGACAGCGTTTCGGCTGTCGTTACGGCAGTAGCTGCGGCTGGCGTTCTGGACTATCAGATCGGCTATCTGAAAGGCTTTGTCTGGTTTCTTGATCCTATTACCGGAAACCCAAGGCTCATTACTTCTTACGCGACCGCCGGCGGCACTATCGCAACCCTGCCCCCGTGGGTTAGCCCGACAAACAAAACGGTCAAAAACATTCTTGGGACCGAGACTAACAATCCTTTCACCGGTACGGTTCCTTATGCCTACTCGGACTACGCCTCATTAGGTCAAGCGGGCGTCATGTTGCTGGACAATCCAATCCAGCGCGGCTCGGCTTGGGGCTTTATCAATGGCTATAACTCGGTCGGCAACAATGCGGCCACCGCCTACGTTGAGTACAGCCGCCTGACTAACTATATTGTTGCGACCAATGCGAATATTCTTGGCCAGTATGTGGGCGAAAACCAAGGCTTTACGGCAAGCGATCCGGTTAGAGCGCAAGTTAGAGCAGCCCTGAATAATTTCTTCCAACAATTGCAAGACTCGAACTATATCGGTTCGTTCAACGTTCAGGCCGACCTCAATAACAACTCTCAAACAACGATAGCGCAGCATGAGTTGGCTATCTATGAACAAATTCAATATAACGCCTCGATCCAAGTGATCTTTGTTCAGACCCAAGGCGGCACAACCGTTGTGCCTGTCCAAACTCCATAAGGACTAGCACAAATGGCAGCAATAACAGTAAATAGCTATTCTGTCGGGACAGAAATGCAGTCGCTAGTCCTACAGGCTAACGGCCAAAGCTACCCTGTCCAGCAACTAGGTCACTTGAGGGAGTTTAACGCAACCCAAAATGTGACCCAAACGACCATCACGCCCGTCGTTTATGGCGGCTTGAGATTGCACCGAAACATTTATCACGACTTCTCCGGACGGATAAGCTTTGATAGATACAATGCCTCAATCACAAGCCTCATGCAGTCTATTGCCTACACGTTCCAACAAACCGGAGCGGAAACATATTTCACTATTTTTGCCACTATCTTTAATGCCTTTCTAAATACGACAGACGATTATCTATTCAATAATTGCGTTTTGGATGGTCATGATCTAGGCGCATGGACTGGCACGGCCGAGGTCCAGAACCTGATCCAGTTCCGTTGCCAATCTTTTGTCGTCCAGGGCGCCACCCCCTCACAAATCCTAACCGCTTAAAATACTGCTCTGCTATACTTTTCCTCGGAATAGTAAATCTGGGGATATTTCTTTGGCAGGCAAAAAAACGTTTGATCCAGCACTCAAGCCCCCGCAAGGGTTGGCCCAGCAGTCGCCCAATATGTTGCTCCCTGGCGCCCCGCCCCAAACAAAGCCGGTAGTACCAGCCCCCACGCCAGTCGAACAAATCCCGCCAGAACTTGCCGCCAAAATGGCAGAACTCAAGAGCGTTGCCCAAACCGCTTACGCGGGCGAACGGGCAGGCAATGAGCATTACGAGGCGGTCGTTCACCCTCGCCCCTACGATCCTGGCGCGGCCGATCAGGTAAGTATCAAGATCAAAAAAAGTGGAAAGATCGTCATTATGGGCGATCCGGATATACCGGTATTTCTCTTTGTGCCGAGCATCTTTAAGAACCATTCGGACGACGAGATGATGACCGCTCAAGGCAAACATAATTACGCTTGGGCGCTGGCTGCCCAATATGTCCGGTCGGTCGATGGGCGCGCTATGCCGCATACAGGGCTTCATACGTGGCAAGAATGTGTGAATTTAGCACACGAGCTAAGGAATTTTGGCGCACTGGCCGTGATGCAAGCCTACGCTGTACATTACGGAGACCTCCCCGAGTGGGAGGAGGTAAAAAAAAATAGCCCAGAATCCGGCGTTTCGTAGTTCGGTCGCCCTCTGGACCTTGGGGCAAATTAGCCTGAATGACGCTATGTATATGCCCAATAGATGGAAGCAGGCAATTTTGCTTGCCAACCAGCTAAACCAGGGCGCTACAATAGATGAAGAGTCAGGCGCCGTCGTCTGGCCGGGCAGCGAGTTGGCTAATGACCGTTCAGCTAAAAAGCCTCAAGGGACTGGCCGAAAAGCTCGCAATCGTTCGGGCTACTGAACTGCCCCAAGCGTCCACAAGAGGCGCACGTGAAGTGGGAGAACTTGCCCTTACTATTGCGCAAAAACGCCTAATTGGACGAGGCACGCCACTAGAAAAAGTGGGGGAGTTTGGCCCGTGGGCGCCCCTTAAGGACTCTACTATTGGGCAAAAGTCCAAAAAGGGACTCGGGCTTGGTGGCAATCCGGCAAGCATTTTGTACGCTACTGGCGAACTACAGCGATCCGTCAGGCTAAATGTTCGGCGCAATATGGCGACTATTGGAAGTGATATTCCCTATGCGGCCGTTCATGAATACGGGGCACCGAGCAAGAATATTCCGCCCCGCCCAGTATTCGGACCCGCCATGATCTTGGCCGCAAGCGAAATGCGCCGCCATTTGCGTAAGCTTCTGACTGCCTCTATTGCCGGAAGGAACACGATCTAATGGACTATATTGTCAGCTCTAGCTTCCGGCTTGATGCCAGTCAGGCGATAAAACAGCTCGAGAGCCTTGAGCGCATAATGATGCAGGTCGATAAGACCTTCCAGGAATTTACCAAAATTGCCACAAGCGCTACGAACGCACTAACCGCCTTTACGCTAGTGGCCGACAAGGCCGGGCTAGCGGCCATGGAGTTTAGAAAGGGGCTTCAAGGTATTCCGCTTGGTAATTTTTCTAGCCGCCTTGGTACTGCCAGTAGTGCCATGAGCAATTTGGGCACCACAACGTTAAAAACTACCTTTACGCTAGCCGATCAGGCAACAGAACTAAATGCCCTAAACCGACAGGCCCTAACGGCCGCCACTAGCGTTAGGCAATTGGGAACTGCTATGAGAGGCGTAAAGCCCATCATGGCGGGCGGCACTGCCGGTGGTGGTTCTCGTTCTTTGCGAGAAGCCGAAAAGGTCGGCATGTTAGGAAGCATAGCGGCGTTTGGCAACAAGGCCCTTATGGCCGGCATGACCGCTACTATCGGCTATGACCTTACGAAACAAACCTTGGGCGATTTTATTGTGCCGGGAATTGAGTATCAGCAGGCGGTCTACAAGTTGAAACGCATGGGGGGCGTTAGCCCTGGCGAATTGGCGGATGTGGAAAAAACCGCACGCCTGACGAGCCAACAGGTGCCAACCAGCACGCTCACTGAAAATGTTCGCAACATTCAAGAACTCTATTCAATAATGGGTCCAGGCCGAATGAATGAGGCCAAAGAGCTCGCACCCTTTGGGGCTAAGCTAGACCTAGCGATGAAAACCTACCTGACCGAGCATCCTGGCAGTAGTGCTAGCACAGAAGGTTTACTCCAAACCGTAGCAAAGACGGCCGAACAGGTAGGACGATTCAGAACGCCAGCCGAGGCGGAAAAGTTCATGACAAATGTCTTTCGCCAGACCGTTAGCACTGGCGGTATGAGCACGCCGCAAATATACGCGCAGGTCGTAAAGTTTATGCGCGGTGCGCGCTTCGGCAAGACAGACGAGTTTATGTTTGGTGCCCTTCCGTTCCTAATTCAAGAAATGGCCAACAAGGGGGGCGGGGGCTCGCGTGGAGTCGGCCCAATGATGACGGCCTTTGATCGCCTCACCTCGGCCGGCAAGATCGATAAGCTCACTATGAACCAGTTCCAGCAGTTGGGATTATTGCCACATAGTATGGTGGAGAATCAGCATTTCGTTAAGAGCAGCACTGGCTATGCGCTCAAGCCGGGAGTTCTCAAAGGTTATGACCTTGCTCTAACAGATCCGTTCGCATGGCACCAACAAGTAGCAATGCCCGCCATATTGGCAAAAGCCATGCCGGGCGTGCCATTCAAAGAAGCACAAAAGCGCTTCGACACGATGGATCAGGGCGAGCGGAAAAAACTAATGGCGCCCGTTACTGCCGGTATGAACAATACGCTAGCGGACTTTTTCCAACAGTTCGCAATGAATGAGGCGCTAGTCGAAAAGCACATTGAGCTCTTTAAGTCGGTTGGCGACTTGCAAGAACAATACAATATGGCGATGGAAACTACGATCGGCAAAACCGAAAGGCTTAATGCCTCATTCAACAATCTCGCTACCCTGATTGGCAAGTCGGACGCAGTGGTCAAACCGCTAAATGCCGGGCTAGATACGCTCTCCAATTTCTTTAGCGGATTACCGAAAGCTTTTGGCAGCCTGCCGTCCGACTTCCCCAATTTGGCAAAAGACCTACAGGCAATTGGTGGGGCGTTCAAGTGGCTTGGCGACCAACTTTCGCCCGTCATTAGCGCCTTGCCCGAGGCCGTCCATCTGCTTTTGCAAGTGTTGGACAAGATCGCGGGCTTTGCAAATGGCGTATCAACAAGTCCGGCGGCCCAAGGCATGATGTCGGGCTCGGAGCAGGGGGGCGCCATTGGACAGCAGTTGCTTGGACCCGCGGGCAAACTTCCGGGCGAAATTGTGGGCGGTGCGGTCGGGGCTCTTTCTGGCGGTCATAATAATATTGGCCGTCGCATGTGGCGACCGCTCCAACATCAGCTCGAACGTATAGCGCGTGATGCGCAACATGGGGGCCTATCGCCCTCTTTTGTTCCGAAGCCGCCCAACACCCCAGCTTTTGTACCGCCCGCTGGCGACATGCCCCATATAGATCCTTCTTTATTGCACAACTGGCCGGTCCCTCCCGTGCCGGGAACGCCGGGCTGGAAAGGCTATGTGAAGGCAAACTCCCCGCCCGCCCCGACGGTCGAGCACCATCATCACCACCACGAGACCAAAGTGTATATTGATGGCAAAGAGGTCGCGCACTACACGCAGCACCACACGGCCCGCTCGTTGGAGCGTGGACAAATGAGACAGAATGCCACTCAACAAAGGGCAAATAGTGCGACTACCAGCATGTGGACTACGGCAAAATAATGGCAAATCCCCAACCACAAATAGCCTTTACGCTTGGCGGCTTCTCGTTTATGAATTACGAGCTACCCGATAGCGTCGATGGGCTTGGGGGCTATTGTAAGGTCGATGTCAAAAACTTTGCGGGCGGCTATCGGTCGTTGCAATCTTTCGGTGATTTTCCTAGCGATACGATCGAGTGGTCCGGCACCTTCACGCGCAACAGCCAGACGGACGACATGTATTCTCGTATGCAGCAATTGCTTGGCATAAGACAGGCGCAGCAGTCCGTTACTCTAACGCTAGGGCAATTTAGCTATCAGGTGTTTGTCCAAAAGATTGAGCTGAACATGAAGCTCCAATACTGGATACCCTACAAGATCGTGCTCATTCCCTTAAGTTTGAACACCCCGCAGGTTGCCCAAGCGCCACCAGGCGGCCTCAATTCAAGCGGCAATACGCCACCGACCGCCCCGCAGGTGATACCACCGGGCAGTCCGGCGCCGCCTCAAAATGCCGCCTTTCAAAATAGCCCTCAAAACGTCGGTCAACCAAACATCGGCCAGTTAAACTCCTCAAACCTACTGTTCGGACAGGCAATAAATAACGCCCCCTCCTTCTCAAATATCCCAAGCCAAACGCTCACAAGCTTTACGAGCTTTCAGCAAAGTTTGCAGATGGCATTACAAAACTCGTTAGGCAATCCATCACTTATAAATAGCGATGCGCTGACCGATAGTTTCAATACGGCAAACACCAATGCCCAAACGCTACTCAATAGCACCGATCCCTCTCAGGCGGCATATGGTGCCCAGACGGCGCCAATTTTGGGCAATATTAGCGATGCGCTACAAAACCAGTCGGGGGTTTTGTACAACGGGACATTTATCAATCCAAACTTATTTGATCTTGCCACTCAGTATTACCAAAATGCGAGCGACTGGGAGGTGATCGCAACGGTCAACAATCTAACCACGCCCTTTCCTATCGGAACCTACAGCCTCACGATCCCAAGTCAATAAATGTACCCACCAGGACAACTAACAGGCTACGAGACAGTATTTCAAAGCACCGTCCAGATCGGAGCCTATGAGGTGCCTACATTTGCCTGGACAATATCTCAAGGGACATACGGAAAATTGGGAACGGCCGTTATTGAAAGCTCGGTAGTGGACTTTCAGAACAATCAAATCAATCTGGACAATCTAAATGCCGTGGCGGGCGTTACGGCGGGCGGCCATATTCCCGTCTCGGTCACCATTAATGGAAAGACTGTATTTGGTGGCAACTATTGTTTTGGTCACTATACGTTTCACGATAATCATATTGAGATTACTTGTCGAGACTTTGCAAGCGCATTGTTTGATACTAAGCGCTCGCTTGCGGATCTAAATTACAACCAACAGACCGTAAGTCAGATGATTACTCAATTTGCCCAATATGTCAGCCTGCCAACCCCAGACATTCAGATAAGCAACGATCCAATAGTAGGCACCGTGTTTGATGCGGTAGGACTCACCACTGGCGGTGTCACGTACAATACTTATCCCAGACCCCTTTGGGAGATTGCCCAGTTTTTAGCCAAATGGGTTGGGGCTCAAATATATACAGACCCACAAGGCGTAATTCATGTTCACGACCTTCCTACAGGCGGGACAACGAGGCAATATCAGTGGTTTGTCGATCCCCAAGCGGCCGCAGCCGACTTTCAATTGCCCGTACTTGAATATGAGGTTTTGCACCAACCGGAGAGAAACAAAAACTTTTCGGTTATTGTAAAAAGCCATCATGGACAAAGGGCACAAGACTATATGCATACCGTTACGGTAAATGGGCAAAGCGTCACGCTTTCGGGAAATAAGACGCTTGGAGCTGGTTTCTTTAGTGCAAATGGCGGGGGCGTGCAGGCCCGTAGCGTTTTGTCGGCCGCGCAGAATGGCATACCAACTTTGATCTTTCGCTATGATGGACTAATCCAAAGTGAAGTACAGGCAAAGGCCGAGGGAATCGCTCGAGAAATAGCCAAGCGTTTGTTTGTCAATACGATCAAGGTGGATGGCGACCCGACCCTTAAGCCGCTTGAACAAATTACAATAATAGAGGGGCAGCAAGGCACCACCTTGGGATTCGCTCAAAAGCAACTGTACATAAGCGAAGTGATCCACAATTTCCGCATGCCGGAAAACATTACGCACGGGAGCGGCTTTAGCACCACCATAAAGGCTCTAACTTTTCCGCCGGGCGCTTCTGATGTTGATCCCGACACGCTAGCGGGAGGACTTTAGTTGGTCGAACATCACCTACACTCTGAGTTTTACAACCTTGCCCAAGAGCAGGTGGATCGGCAGATTAGCGGACTCAAGGCGGCTTTCGTTGGATATATTCAAAGGTACAATCCGATTAGCCATACGGTAATCATTCAAAATCCCCTCGCGGGCGATGTGCCGGTCGCCGGACTGGCGGCGGCCTTTGGCCTAACGGGCAATACGGGCATGCCGCTCATTACTGGCGAGATCCAACTTTCAACCGGCATGAGCGCCATAGGGAATGGCAATCCCATCAACAACGACTTGCCAAATTATGGTATTCAGCTCGCGCCCTTTGGGGGAGCAAATCCGGAAGATAATCTAGACGGTGAGCAAGTTCTAGTCGTGATTCTCAATAATGAGTCGGGCTATAGCATTTGTGCCTATTTGCTTTTCAACGATCAGGCAAAGCCACCGGGCAACTCAATACCAATCACCAACGTTCCACTCAAGCCAGGCGAGTGGTTGTGGGTCCATGCGAGCGGTACGACTATGCACTGGGACTTGCAAGGCAATATAAATATCTATCTACAACAGCCGCCAAACGCGACGGCCAACATGTCGGCCAACTTGAATGTAGTTTCGGCAGGCGGGATCGGCCTGGCCACCACCCCGCCCAACACGGCCCCCATCCTTCCGCACCAAGGGGATATAAATACAAGCAGCAATCGAGATACAAATGCGTCTGCCGCAAGAGACTTTAATGAGAGTTCTACCCGAGATACGACTGTAAATGCCGGGCGTAATATCCAGATTGGCGCGGCCGTGAACATTACGATCAGCGCGCTTGGGGTTATCAATATTATTAGCCCGACCGCGATCAATATTGGTCAGAGCGCCGCGTTCCTAACACTATTGACCGAAGCCTTCTTGGCAGCTTTCAATAGCCATACTCACATAGCGCCATCGGGAGGCGGTTTAACTACTGAACCGACCGTTACAATTGTCCCAGTGGCTCCTATAACTACCTCAATTTTGGCGGCAAACTAAATGGCTATCGTTGATGCTGATGTGCCCTACGGGGGCAAGATAAAGATCAACCAAAATGGTGGGATAGCTTCTTGCACAGGCTGGGAGCTTGTCTCTAACTTTATCCAGCGGTTGCTTTATACCAATTTTCAAACGGTCGAGCCCTCGGGCGTAGTTGTTAATCCCGACTATATTTGGCATCCTACTTTCGGCTTAGGGTTGCGCGCCCTAGTGGGCGAGGCCGACTTGTCCATTATTCAGCAAACTTTAAAAACTAAAGCCCTACAGGCTATCGCGGCGCAACCTAGCGTTGCGACCACGCCCGCGCCAGTCGTTTTGGTCGAGCCAGATCCAAACGACCAAACGGGACATACTCTTTTGGTCTACATTTACCTTTATCTGAACTCCGGGCAGGCCCAAACGCTCGGGCTGATATTCGAGGTTTAGGCAATATAATACGGAAAGCGGAGGGTGATCCTACAGCTCAAATTTGAGTAGAGGAAAGCCCCTGTGCCGCCAACCACCCTGACCCAAGCCGAGTTCCTGACCAATTGGATCACAACTTGGTCGGCCGAGATGAACGTCTCGGTAAATCTTGAGCCTGGCGATTTTGCTCTAGCGGTTGCGGAAGCAGATGTCGGCATGGCCCTCACGCTTCAATTTTTTGGCCAAGCGGTTATCAATTTTGCCCGAGCCCAAACCTCTACGGGCGTTGACCTTGATAGCTTTTATGCTCAGTTTGGCTTTACCCGCCTGCCTGGTACATTTGCGACCGGACAAGTCACCTTTACTACCGTCTCGATCCTGACCTCTCCTGTCTATATTCCTGTTGGCAGCACGGTCCAGACGCCAAACGGCGCCATCACCTATACGGTCATTGCGGACAACAGCTTGCCTACGTTTAACAGCTCCCAACAGGCATACATAATTCCGATTGGACAAAGCTCGGCAAACGTAGCCGTAATGGCCACCACTACGGGAACGGCTTTCAACGTACAGGCCGGGCAGCTTACGCAAGTCCAGAGCAATATATTTGGTATAGCGAGCCTCTCCAATACGCTGGCCATCCAAAATGGCACTAACCCCGAGACAGACGCCGCCTTCCGGACACGGTTTGTGGCCTATATAAACTCTCTCTCAAAGGCGACCGAAGAGGCAATTTTTGAGGCGATCGACAGTCTGCAGACTGGACTAAAGATCCAACTAATTGCAAACCAGTTCCTTGTAGGTAATCCGCCCACAAGCGTTATTAATCCCTACTATGGCAACATAATTGCGCTTGTGGACGATGGGACCGGCAATCCTTCCTCCACTTTGATTAGTGCCGCGACGGCGGCGGTCGATGCTACCGTGGCGTTTGGTATCCAATATCAGGTTCTGAAACCCTTTATCGAAACGCCGCCCTTTGCCCTACAGGTGGCAATTGGCCCAAGCGGAGTGGAAAATACGGTCATTGGCAATATTCAGTCGGCCATCGTCACTTACGTTAATGCCCTGCCGATTGGCGCAACCGTATTTTTGAGCCAAATTATAGCGATAGCCCAAGATGCCGATCCGAACGTCACGGAGGTTGTTCCCCACTCGGCTACGATTAATGGGCTTGAGGCAAACTATGTGCTCACTATCTATCAGGAAACCTTGATTACGGCTGAAAATGTGTCAGTAACGGTAGCGACCTAATGCCAGGACCAAACCCCACAAACATTGAGAATCTAACAAAAGAACAATGGGCAGAGGATGCGCTAGCCGTATTCCCAACTACTTGGGTTGATCCGACCGACATTATGCCGGTCGATCCGCTAAGTCCTACAGGCGGGGCGGGCGGCACCTATGGGCTATTTGTCTCTAACGGGGCGAACCTTGCGATCATCAACCAGTTTTTGACCTATGCGTTCGACGCATCAAGAATCCAAACGGCAACAAACGGCGCTCTTGATCTAGCGGCTGATGATTTTTATGGGGTAGGGGGTCTGCCCCGAAAGCCTGCCGAAAGTGACGATAGCTACCGTCAGCGCATAACATCTGGGCTTTTTATTCCCTATACGACCAAAGAGGCATTTATTCAGGCCATAACGGCCCTTACGGGTTATGCCCCAAGACTAATTAGCCCTAACTTGCCCCAAGATACTGCCGCATACGATTGGTCCTACTGGGATATAGACGACTATCCCCAGAGGCCCTCTCTTTATGGAAGCAGCACGCTTGATCAGGGGGAGCGTTATCAGGCGGCGATTATCGCTACTCTTCCAACCCCAAGCGGTCCGGCCACCCCGGTTCCAATATGGGGCTATGATGCGGGCGCCGCCTATGATACTTGGGAAGGCACCTACTGGAATCTTTTAGCCCAAAATTTTGTAAGTCCTGCCGAACTGGATGCGCTGATCAATCGGATCAAGGCTTTTGGGATCACCATTTGGCGCAAATATATAAATATTGAGTCAAGCCCCTTCCCTATTCCCAACACGTTTATTGTGGCGAACGGCACCTATACGCTAAGCCCATCGGTCACGCCGAACGCTCAATTTATAGCCCTAGCGTCCGGAAGTTGGAATGCGGCCTATTGTGTCACGGGCTTTGAGGCCCAGCAGTTCACCATCAATATCAATACGCCCGCCCCTTCGGGCGCGTCAATTTACTATTGCGCAATACCCATTAATCTGCCGGGGGTAGGCTTTACATCCGTAATTGGCGATACGGTCAGCATACCGGTGCCCTTGCCGCCCGCAAGCCCGAGTCAATATTGTTCGGTTTCCACAAGCTGGAATACTAACGTCTGGATGGAGACAATAACGAGCAGTTCGATTACGCTCAAGTTTTCAAACCCCGCGCCTGTCGGGTCGGTGCTTCAATATTACTTTGCTCCTGGCAACCGAGCGGGCGCCCAAGCCTATACGGCCGCCTCGGTCATTGCCAATAATAATGTTTTGAATATCCCGATCCCGAGCCTTGGGAGAAAAGGGGCTATTTTTGCTCTTCCGACTTACAATACCCAAATGGCCCTAAGCATCACCGATACGGGCATGAGCATAAAGTTCAATACCCCTCCGCCTGCCGATAGTTTCGTCTACTTCACGTTCTTTCCTCTGCAAAGCGGCGCTTAGGCTTTATAATTCGATTAAGCGCGGGGCGATCCCGAAGCAAGAAATACTTGTTTCGGAGATCTCATGGCTAACCGCTCGATAGTTTATTCGCTAGAACAAATTCGCTCATTCGACACATTGATGAGCTGGCGTGATGGTATCTACTCGGACGGCTGGCTAGGTCGTTTGTTCCTAGGCAATACGAACGGCGTTTGGTCTGGCTTCACCCCAAGCCAAACGATCCCGACCCCTACACTTGCTATAAATTTTGCAGAAGGCTGGCTCTTGCAGCTTGCGGAAGTTGATGCCACCGTATATGGTTCGCTCGGATCGGACGCCACGCAGGTTGTGCAAAACGCCTACGGACCCGCCCAAACTCTAACGTTTACCACGGGTGGACTCACTGCCGGTCAGTCACAGTTTGTTTTGGTGCAATGTCAATTCCAGCAGATCGACGCGGTACGTAGCGGAGATCCTAACGGCGGCGTTCTGCCCTACATAAATACAGCCGATCCAAACAATCCACTTTTCGGTCCGAATAATTCCGGCGCCATGCAGGATACCGAAAGGCAGTCAGTAGCGGTTTTGGAGCTTAAATATGGGGTTCCGGCCACAAGCGGCATGGAGGTTGCGCCCTCGCCCGACAGTGGCTGGCTTCCAATGTATTTGGTTGACCTCACCTATGGGCAGCTTACAATTTCGACCGGTCAGGTGGTGCTTGCCGGACCTGCAGCATACACCGGCTATCAAAATGCTCCTTATTTTCCTGGCATCACGGGTAGTGCGCCGGGCAGTAGCGGTAGTCACCATGGTGGCATAGCCGGACAGGCCAACAAGATTAATGCGGGCACTGAGCTTGCCGGTACGATAGGATTCGCCCAACTGCCCGTAAGCAATACGAATCCGGCCAGCGTCGGGGGGATCGTTACGGTAGCGGGCGATATCCCAATCCTTACCCAAGTTAATGCCAATCCAAATGGTAATCTGGCGGGCAATGTGAATGATGTGGCGTTCCTGGGGTCGCCATTCAATACGATCTACGTCTGTACCACGTCGGGCAGCAGCACGACGGCCGTATGGAGCGCGGCAGGCCAGGGAAATGTTTCCCAATACAAAAACTCTGCCTTTACGGTTGCGCCTGGAAATTTTGTTTATCTTTGTGATACTGGATCTGGTGCCTTTAGTGCGACCCTTCCGCTAGCGGCCAATATGTCGGGCACGGGCGTTACGTTTATAAATATCGGCACAAGCGCCCTGACCATAACGCCACAGTCTGGCGAATCCATTGAGTTTGGGGCATCCGGAGCGGGCATCACGCTGAATGTCCAGGGCGACTACATTACCCTTTATCCACGCGCTAGCGTCGGTTGGTTCAATACGGCTCGGTCTGATTATCCGGGCGTTATCAAAATGCACAAAACTGGCATACCGATACCTATCGGTTGGGCATTGTGCGACGGGACAAACGGAACAAACAATATGCTTGGTGTCTATCCGGTTGGCGCAAGACCAACTGGCTCTAGCTCTCCGGCCAACACTAATGGTTATGGCATCCTAACGGCAGGGGCCAATGTGGGGACTAATTTCCACTCCCACACGTTTACTTTGGACTTCACATCCCAAACGATCAACAACCTTGGGGCGGGCGGCTCAAATCTTTTGTCTTTGGGCACCTTCCAGCACAATCACGTTATTGCCACAACGACCGGCACGGATAATAGTAGTTTTGCGCCTGCCGCAGTGGGCGTTGTGTTTATTCAGAAATTATAAAAGAGGTACGAATGTTCAGACGGATTCTTCTAGCCCTAACGCTCGCGCTCGCCCCAATGGGAGCCAGCGCTCAAGATGTCGGGCTCTTTGCCCTGCCCAGAGCGGACCTCAGTCCACTGGCACGACTAACCTGGACATTCGATCCCAACACGCCAGGCGATCTCTTTTGGTTCAACGGCTCAAGCGTTTGGGTCCAAAAGACGCCGCCATTTTTCACTTTGAATAATACGAGCGCCCCCACGGTCTCGACAGACAATACGCTCGGTTATGCTCAAGGTTCCATCTATGTGGATTCTACCCACAATCAGGTCTATATCTGTAGTAATGCGGCTACTGGTGCGGCAGTCTGGACCCAAATTAGCAACAGTGCTCTGAGCAGCCTCACGGTAGGCAACCTGTCTAACGTTTTTACCGCAACTTTCAATCCGGCAAGTAGCCCGATGTTGCAATTCAGCCAAGTGGCTGTCTCTGGGCCCACGTGGTCTGGCAACAATACGACAGGCTCCGGGCCCGTGACAAACAATACGGGTCTTATCCCGCAGGCTTTAGGTGGGGCGGGCGTTGGTCAAAGCAGCAGCGTCGATCGGCTCCTAATGGCCCAGCATACAAGCACGGCAAACGGCTACAGTTCTTTAACGAGCTCTGATAGTTCGGTCACAATCAATATAACCAACGGGAATGTTGATCTCAAGACGAACGCCCCAAACGTCTCGGGAAATACTTGGGTAGGCAATGCGACTGGCACAAGCGGTCAGGCGACCAACAATAGTTTTGGCTCAACTAATTTTACCGTCTTGGGTCTTAATGGCTCGACCCTTCCCGCTATGCTCAATTTTGTCGGCGCTGGCGGCACCACAGTCAGTGGCAGTGGCAACACCATAACGATCACCGGCGGGGGTGGCGGCAGTTCTGGTTGGAAATGGGGCGGTACGGGCTCGCAAGGTGCTGGTTCTTTTCCTTCTGGCACAAGTCATGATGATGATGGCACGCAGTATGATTTCACCACCTACAGTGTAAGTGCTGGCGCTACTCATAAAGTCCCACACCATGCGGTTATTCAATGTACCGGCACGGCCAACGTGGCCGGCACCCTAAAGGTACAGCCTGGCATGGGTTGTGTTGGGGGCAATGGGGGCGCGTCTGAATATATCAAACCTTCCACGACGGCCAATAGGGCTGGTGGTGGTGGCGGTGGTGGTTGTAGTCCCAACGGCGCGGGCACAAGTCCTGGCGGTGCTGGCGGTGGCGATCCACTTGGCGAACTAACAGGCGGCCTTGGCGGACAGGGCGGCACATTCAATGCGCTAGAAGGGGGCGCCGGCGGGATGAATGCTGGTGTCTATAGTCAACAAGATGTAGCGCCAGGCGGCACCGTTTCGATTGCGGCCGTCGGGGCAATCACCGTTAGTGGCACGATCAACACGTCCGCTAGCGCTACTGCGGGTGGTGCTGGTTTTGGCGGGGGATCTGGCGGCGTGGCCAATCTCATGTCGCAAGTTTCCATAAGCCTGACCTCTACTTGCATATTGACCTCAAACGGACAGCCTGGGGGCAATGGCAGCTCGACGGTCGGCAATGGTGGGGGCGGTGGTTGTGGGTTGGTTGTTTGTTATGCGCCAGTCATCAATATTGATCCGGCCGTTACTTATAATTTTAACGGCGGGGCAGCCGGCACGGGCAGTACGGGCACATCCGCTAGCGCCGGCACAAGTATTACGGATGGTAATGTCTATGAGATCATAGGCACCCCCGTAGCGCCCTATATTAGCTACGACATTAAGGCGGCGGAAATTATGGCGGCTCTAAGCGGCCGCCACCGGTTCAAGCAAGAGGAAGTTCGCCCATTGGCCTTGAGCCTAATGGATCGGGAAACGCAAAGGTAGATCTGATCGTCTAGAGCGGGTGATTTCCCGACAGGAGAAAAACAATAATGAACGGAAGATTCAACAAGGCCCTGACCTGGATTATAGACATTCCAATCGCCCTTCTGGTGGGCGCTATTGTAATTTACGCTTTGGAGCCAGTTTTCAAAGCTATAGCACTACGCTAAAAGGAGCCTTATGCACGGCAGGCTCCTAATTGCTGGCGGGGTAGTGTTTGCCGCTACCGTATTGTTTGTAGCTGCCTATATTGCCAATGGATATGGCCAGTTGCACTCAACCGGCCTTTATAATGTACCGCCAGAACTTGTGGACCTCTTCAAGCTAATCTTGGGAAGCGCTATAGCGGTCCTGACCTTAAGTACCTTACGGCTAGCGAGATCGGACGATGCCCAAAATGAAAACAACGATGAGTAATAAATATCCGGCTGGACTTACCGAAGAGGTAATAGAGCTGGCGTTGAAATATCAGCAAGAGTTCAAGGTGCCGGCTTGCGTAACGATAGCCCAATATGGGCTAGAAAGCGCTTGGGGCGGCAAGCATTTGGGCTCGGCGAACAATTATTTTGGCATCAAGGCGATTGCTGGCCACCCGTCCGTAGAGGTCACGACCGACGAGTATGTGGGAGGGCGGGAAATTGTCCAAAAGGCCAATTTTGCTGTTTTTGACACTATGGATGCTTGCTTTGCATATCACAGTCAGCTATTGGCTAATCCGCATGGCCCCTATGGGGGAGCGCTCTATTGCATTAATGATTGGCGAAAATGGTTGCAAAAAATTGCCCCTGTCTACGCCACCGACCCCAAATATTTCGACAAGCTTTGCGAGATAATTGAGGACTTTAAGCTAGATCAGATAGGGCCGGCCGTTCCAAGCTAGTGACAATCGCACTGAAGGCGCCAGCTTGGCATTTTACGCACGAGACATAAATTACCAAGCCACAATCGTCCACTTGCTTTGTCACTTGAACTGACCGCAGGCTAAAGGGGTGGTGGCAAACATTGCATTCTCGGTTTCGTATCGTCTCAAAAAATTGCTGCCTGGCAGACTCTTTATTCATTTGTTATTACCTCAAATAGTGCCTCTAGTTTGTGTAAGGGTAGGTCTGGGACCAAGTAGACCATTTTTTGTGCCCTCATGGCAAGATCTATCAGGTGATATGTGTTAGAGCACCATTTGTCTAGAAAGCACACAATCAGATCGGCCTCGTCTACAAGCTTTTGATTTCGCTCGTTGCAGTGCATTTTGAACACATCCGCATCGTGCGGTCCTTTTGGAATGTTGAAAATCTTATGCTGATAGCCAGTTAGCTTTGCCTCCTCAAATGCCCAAGTGCATGGGCCAGGCATAGCGGTAGTTAGTATTTTGCTATCAACGGTTCTTATCTGTCCGATAAGCTCGCTGACTAACTGCCTGTTGCCAAACTCCTTATTGCCAACGATAGCTATTTTCATTTAGACAAAGTCCTCCCCGCTAAAAGCCGCCGCGTTTGCCTCGTCGTCATCTAACGAACTGTCATAGCGTTCGGGCAAGATTTCCTCTTCTGGTTCGGCTATCGGCAGGGCTTCCGCTTCTATTGGGGCCTCGGTTTCGGGCTCCTCTTGTTTAAGATCGACGGGCTTCTCTTTCTTACCAGGACGGCCGGCCTTTTTCTTGGGCTCTTCGGTCAGGTCTTTTACTTCGGCATCCGGAATGATCTTTTCAAACCAATAATCTGGTTTACTGGCACCATCTTTCAAAGACGTATAGATGCCCCGCAAGTGAACCATTTGGGTCTCATCAATACTGTCGGCCGCACATTGCATACGAGCCTCTATCTGCTCGCGCGTAACCTTGAAGTCTTTTGAGAAGGCCTCGAGCATTTTGCCTATGCGTTCTTTGAGGGGCGTTTTGTGCCCATGCTTCAACGTTTCACCCACCTGCCTGACCGCATCGGTAATTAGCGCAAAATCCAAGCAGCGCTCTACTTGTTTGCGCATGCGCCTAACGGCCAGATTGGCCACATGATAATAGACGTCATCCGGACTATCGATCAGCTCTTTTTTGCCATGCGCCTTGCGAACGTGTGGAATTATCAGGCCTTGGCCATTTATGTTGAGCGCCTCCATATCGATACACCAGACACCTACCTCGCTGTAGCCAGCGTTTGAGAGCGCTATAGTATCGACCGATCCGTCTGGCCCGGTTGGTACGGGTCCGAGTATTTTCCACCCGTAATTCAGCCGACCATATTTGCTCGCTATCGTTTCGATAAGTCGAATAGAAGGCCCGGAGATTAGAGTTCCACCTCGGCGGAATGTATAGAGGGCGCTTTCGGCTAAAGTAAGATTCTGACATGCTTTCATAACCTTCTGATGGATAGCCTCATCATCGCGCGGGTTAGATAAAGCTATCTGATAGATAGCGCTCACCTCGGCCATAAGTTGGCTTTTGTGAGCCTCTAGGGCGGCACTACCCACGGTGCTAAGTTGTCTATTTGTAGTGTTGCTACTCATTTGTTTTTTTCCTTTATTGGCTTTCTGACCTTGACCATGACCCTGACACTGACCCTGACGCTGACCCTGGCCATGACCTTGACCATGACCATGGCCCTGACCTTGACCATGACCATGACGATGACCCTGACCATGACCTTGACCATGACCCTGACCCTGACCCTGGCCATGA